ATGGCAAGTGCTGATATTCACCATTTCATAGTGCATCAGATCGTTCGTGATAGCGCTAGATCTGCGTTTCTCAAAGAGCGTTTTGAAGAAAACGCAATCGATGAGTTAACCACAGAAGTTGTTAGCAGTCTCCTTACATTATTCAATAAGTCTGGCCTTCAAACAGGTTCATTTAGCCAAGAAAGTGGTAAGCCTAAGTTTGAGCAAACACTATTAAGATATTCAAAGCAAAACGATGTAAAATTTACATTTAATGATTTTACTCAAATGACTATTGATTTAGCCAGAATTCTTGAAGGGGAAATGAACAAAGGTGGGGGGAAATCGGCTAAGCCAAATTATATTGTTTTCTTCCATCATACTGTAAATGATGTTGATTATCTTTCAGTTGTTACTCTTCTGGAAACAAAAGGATTTAAACTGGAAGACCTCTCTTTCCAACATGTAGATCGACTTGAGCTTGATAAATTACATCTTGCGGCGAGAATTAATCTTCACCATTGGGTTGACGAGATGGAGGAAAGATATATTTCATTTCGTATAGGCCGTGCTGGGGAAATGAGAGATTATTTTCAGGATTTTATCGGCTGTCTGGAGTTTACGGAGGCTAAGCTTGAGACGAAGGGATTAATTGACGCAATAAAAGAATGTTGCTTTGAATTGTTTAAAGATAATGCTGCTCGAACAAATGAAGTTCTTGAACTGGCCGAAAAATATTGCAAAGAATCTAAAGATGAAGATGGTAAAATTAGCATAATAGCATTAGGGAAACATTTGTTCCCTGATAATGATGATTATCTTTTGGAAAAAACACAAAGCGACAAGTATAAACTTAGTGAACGTGTTAGTATTGACAATAAAAGTCTTAAGGGTTTGGTTCGTTACAGAGGAAGTGATAAGAAAATGTCTATTAGTTTTGATGCTGATTTGCTTCGTTCTAAAGATATTGAGTACGACAAAACTTCTGGCTCATTGAAATTTAATATAATCCCTAAAGATTTAAAGCTGTCTCTAGATAAAGAACAAATTAATTAGGTGATGAGATGATACAGCTCGAAAGCATTCAGAAACTGATTGAATTATGTGTTGGTGATATCCGCCATACGGATGGTTCTATTATTTTCGATCTTCCAGTCGAAGAGAGTGCTTTTGAATTCGCACATACATGTGCTCAGAATGATATGATTCTTTCATCATATAGGGTTATACACAAAAACAAAGAAATGGACAAATCTTTTGTTCCATGGGACTCTTTGCCTACGCCAATGAAAGATGGTTCAATAATTAAATTTAGTGTTACTCTGAATTTAAAGTTATTAAGGCAGCAAGGTGTCAGTATCTTTTATGACGAGAAAGAACTAGTTGAGTTAAGCCCGGAAGCACCGAGTAGATTTATTATTGTTCAACTTGGTGTTAATGGGAATAAATGTACCATATGCCCTGATCAATATAACAGAAATGAAATTCTTCGCTATTTTCAGGTGAGAAATATATGGGCTTTGTTAAGTCAGCATGCAGATCATGTTAATGGGCGTGAATTGATTTTTCTGTACAAACAGAAAATATCGATCACTCTTGAGTATACAATTGATGATTTAGGCTTTGAGTTTGACGGATTGGCAAGACTTGAAAAAGTCTTTTACGATAATCTACATCCTGAGGCCAAAAATAACATATTGCAAAATACACTTTACTCCTTCCTATGGCGTGTACCTAAAGCAAATGCCTTTAAAAAGCTGTTATCAGATTTTTCCCTGTTTACACTTTCTTTTGAAGAGAATTATAGAGCATTCTCGGTGGGGTTTAGCTTTGATAAAATAAGAAAGGAATATACTGAAAGATTTAGAGAATATTTATCTAAATTAAATGGGATTATGTACGATACTTTGACCCGCGCATTGGCTATTCCTGTGACTGGACTTATAGGGTTTATAGCAATGAAAGGAGGCTTTAACGCTACAAGTTGGGTAATAAATATATCCGCCTTGATCCTAACATTATTCTCAACAGCTAGTATTCATTACTTGGTTTGTTCGCAGTTTAATATTGTCAATATAACAAGGTCGGAATATAAAGAATTATTTAAGGCAATCAGGGAAGAATTAGAAACCTTAGAACTAGCAGAGCTAAGGAAAAAAGAGAGCCAATTGGATAACCAATCGGCTATTACTTTTAGAGTTTTGCGGTGTGTTTATGCCATATCGTTGTGTAATTTAATTGCTAGTGGAGTCATGTTCATAATAACAACAATATAAATATCGTTGTTTGTAATGATTCTACGTTCCTTCTTTATCCTCAAATGTTATTGGTCTATTCAATGTTGGGCTTATCCTGACTTTTCTATCATATGTTGCGATCTGATTCTCGGTTTTATGGCCGGAAAAAATTTGCTTGTCTCTACTACTGCCTTCATAGTCAGATATTGCTTTCGCTTTAATATCATGGAATGTTCCAGGGATCTTTTTCCCTAGTTTCAGTCCTGCTGCTTTCTTGGCATCATTCCACCAGGTATTGAACGTTTTACGGTTCAGTCTCCCCCCTGATGGGCTAGGGACTACAAAGCCAGCGGCAGACCTTCCAACTAATTGCGCCAGCGCTTTATCTATTGCTGCGCGTAGCCGTGGCGTCCATTCCTTAATCTGTTTTTTCCCTGTTTTGTTTTGCTCAATAAAGATCCCATCCGTCATAAGATCCTGCACCATCAAATCAAACACGTCCCCCTCGCGCGCTGCGCACAAATACGATATTTCCATTGCCACCTGAACCTCTACGCGAGCATGTTCATAAATTGCCAGGTAGTCCTCGTCGGGAATATAGACATCACGATCAACCAGAGTAAATTTCCTAATCCCTTTGCATGGATTATTACGGACATAACCTCGTTCAAATCCCCAGCCAAATACCCGCGACATACTTGATACTTCCTGATTTGCCTGGTTCTTACTGCTGATCCCTCTCTTATCCATATAAATTCGGACTTGCTCAATTTTAATATCGTCGGCTTTGACCTTACCGAATACTGCTAACAGTTTCTTTTCATGCTGGTGGTAATCCTTCTGGGTTCTGGCCGCTAGTTCTGTAAACGTTGGGCTCGCCAGAAACATTCCCCATAGTTTGGAAAATGTCATTACGTCGTGACGTTTGGCTTTTTCCTCCTCATATCTCCGCCAAAGCGCTGACATGCTGGTTTCTCTGATCTTCCCAAGGGTTATGCTTAATTTCGTTCCCTTGGGCTTCCACACATAGCTGTACTTATTTTTGGTAACCCTGGGCGGCAGCTGCGCATCCGCGGGGTTTTTTCGTGGTCGTCCCATAAATGGCGTCGAAATTTGGTTCCGTTGCAACATACTCATCAACCTTTGGTAATTCAGTAATATCTGGCTCCAGATTTTTACGCAGAACAATCGGCCTGTTTCTACCATCGATGGTGAAAGGGATTCCGTGACATCTGAGCTGTCGCTGCTGTTCTGTGTAGCGTCTGTAACCTGTTATTTCTTCTATTTCCGCCGGTGACAGTGTTAGGTTTTGCATAGCTATCACCTCAGATAGCCAGCCAGTTAAAAGTAACCGGCTGGTGGGCTGTTTTCTGAAAAGAAAAAATCAGTTATTCGTTAACTTCTGCCAGATGGCGGAAACATATTTGACCTGATGACGGGCATCAGAGAGGGCATTGTGCATGTCCCCATCAAATGGGATGTCGTAGCGCGGATTAATACCGATAGCTTTGCCCAGTTCTGTCATGGTCCGCACGTCGCGATCATTCCGGAACTTCCACGGACATTCGATATTGGCGCGGTCATAGGATGAACGCAGGATCACGTTGTCGAACGACGCGCCATTTCCCCAAACCTGCACATCAGGACCAGCGTCTGAATTTTCGCTGATGAAATCAGAAAATAGCTCCAGCGCATCAATCAGAGTTATGGTGTCGGCTATAGCAATAGCAGAACGGGCTTCAGGGGATTGTTTTAACCACCAGATAATTGTCCCGGCGTCAGGAACACCACCAAGGAGCATGGAGGATTCGAGGGAAACCGCTGTATAAAACTCTGCCCCTGTATTGCCGGTGTTCGGGTTAAAGAACACTGCGCCGATCGAAACAATAGGAGCGTTTGATTTATTTCCCATGGTTTCGAGGTCAACCATGAGGTGCCGATAATCATCATTATGATGACCGGTATCATTAATCATGGGATCTGTTTGATCACCATCTTCAACATTGCCTGCAGTTGTGTCAGTTGCTGTTTTGCTGATTGGCACTTCAGGAGCAATCGTGGCTTCATTAATGCGAGTTTCTTCCATCTGCACATTGCTGGTAGTCTCCAGATCTATTGCTGTATCAGGTGTCGCTACGGTTGTAATTAAGTTGTCGATGGAAAAGATCCCGTTACCGACATTGCAGACTTCAGTTGTTCTGGGTTTGGTGAGATCTTCATGAACCCATTCAGGATCATTCGGGTCGCTAATTCCCTCGACAAATTCACCGCGGCCGGCGGCGAGTCTTTTGCTCATATCGTCACGCAGAGAATCCTCAGTTGATACATCAGTGCTTTCATCTTCTGGGGAAGGTAAATGCCGGGCCGCAGCGAGTAATTCAGCGCTAGGGTTAGCGTGGTCCGTTTCCGTCAGATTTTTGCTGATATAAGCAAGGTGCTCGCTCGGGAATAAATGGATCTCCGGGCGTGCCTGGCGAATCAGGGCAAATATTGCGGCGCGGGAATAGTCCAGGATGCCAGCGGTTTTCCGCAGCAATTCAGACCAGGCGCTAAACGCTGGCATTGTTTGCTTGTTTTTTACGATGTCCTTACTACGTTGCAGGATCCCTCGAGGGAATGCGTAAATATCAAAATCCATCGGTAGTAATGCGGCCGCGATATCGATGTCCAGCGTATCAAGGGAATGCTCTAACAAATCTCCGCGGTCTGTTTTGCCAACGCCGCCAGCGTTTGTCCCTGTGTCTGTGGTTTTCATTGGGATCGGACCACATGGTTTGCCTGTACGCCATGCTTTCACGAATACGCCGCGGTTGATATGCGGGGTAATCCACCAGTCACGGATGAAAGAGATTAACTGGTTGAGCTCTGGTTTTTTATTTTCAGACGGCCAGATTGATTTGATCGCTTCACACAGGAAACTAAGGTTTGCGTCGTTCGCCTTATCCTTAAACTCACCGGCGTTCTCGGCGGCCAGAAGCAGATTCTGAACGTAGCTGTTATCGGTGTCTGTTTCGGCGTCAGCGATTTGTTTAATCAGGTCTGTGTCGGCGATGGTCACCAGCTCATGAGTTAAGTATTGAGCCAGCAAACGACGGCGGAATGACATGCTGGCAACAGCTACCTGCAGGTTTTCTGGCTCGGTTTGTGGCTCTTGCTTCCGTGTCCAGGCTTCTACCACTGCAACGCGTTCATCTTCGGTGTCGCATGTTTCATAGTCCTGGACAAACAGGGCTATGTCCTGCCCGGTCATTTCATCAGTTTTTTCATGCCAGATTTCTGCTAACAGCTTAACCAGCAAACTACGCGCCGCACAGGCGCAGCCTGACTCAATAAGTTTTGCTGCGAGTTTATCTGTCAGTTCTAAAACATCCGGGGATGTTAGCGCAGCAGCTGCGACACACAGCGCATTGTGAGTACCGTCATTATTCTTGAGATATTCATTGATGGTGCTGACTTCTTCCTGTGATGGGTGCTGCTTGCCGTAGAGCCAGTGACAGGCCACCTGCTGAGCGGGGGAGAGCTCGCGAACAGAAAGGTAGTCGTTACTTTCGGTTGTGGATTCCACAACGATTTTTTGCCAGCAGTTGTTGTCATCGAGCTGGTAACGGTCGCACCAGGTGTCATCCAGTACGCTTTCTACTGGTAGATCGTCCAGAACAGGAAAGTTTGTGCGGATAGGAAGCTGGTGGTCGGCAGCACGCCCGACGGTGATCCCTTCATCCTCAAGAATGTTCAGTATCTCGCGGTCTGCTCGCGAATCAGATTTTGCAGAAAACCAGCAAAAAATGCTTTTAGCCTCAGTGGCTTTCGCTTTTGCTTTAATCAGGTACGCATAGTTGTTCATTGCGTTCGGGCTCCTTCAGGTTGTAAGATACCCGGCAGCTGATGGCAGCCGCCTTGGTGGTGGTCATTGGTCAAAACTCGAAACCGGAACGCTTTGGTCGGCTTTCCGGGTGCTTAACCCGCCTTGCGCGGGTTTTGTGCTTTATGGGGCTGGAGAATCGCCCCGCAGCAGCTGCGACACGTGAACGCCGTCAAGCGCTCGCAGGATAGGCTCAAAGGTTTTATGGGCTGGCAGTTTAGATACCGCAGTGATCACCTCTGTAACGGTAATGTCTTCGCCTCGAGGCTATAACCGCCACCGGGTCCGCGCTGTGAGATAACCAGGTTACCGTTACGCAGCTTTTTGAATATCTGCTCAAGGTATGAAGTGGACAGCTTTGATTCTTTGCTGATAGCCGTCAGGGACACCGGCGAACCATCGTACATTTTGTTCAGGGTAGCGACGGCCTGGACGGATGCCAGAACGCGTTTCATTCCAAATTCCATATTCACATCTCCGGCCGCGACGGCCATTGGTCAAAACTCGATTAGAAACTTTTTACTGGCTGTTGGTCGGCAGCCGGGTCGCCTTTCTGGGCGAGGAAGTAGCAGAGTCGGCGGATCCACACTTCGATTAAATTCAATTTCACGGCTTGTTGCCGAGCTGGTCGGGCTGCAAAACAACTCAGCTTCACGGCCTGCTGGCGTGCTGGTCTGCGTGCAAAATCAATCATGATTTCTCCTGTTTGCCTTTAACGTCTGGCTGACGGAACGGTAATTCCTGCTGCGCGTTGATATCTTAAAAATCAGTATGAGCTTCATGTCATATTGTGTTTATAGTTAAACTCATAATGTGTTTGGTTGTCAACACGTGATGTGTTTTATTGTCGAAGGACAGGAAGTTGTATTGGGGGATAGGACAAAAACAAAAAAACCAGCCAGGGGCTGGTTTCGGTGATATCAGAAGTTGGTGTTATTCATCTGCAGATTTAAAGCGCCCGCGAAGATACTTCTCTACATATTCATCGATTTCTTTTAGGCGTAACTGAAAGGTATCCATCATTCGATCTTGCTCAGATTCTGGCAGTTGGTCGAATAGAGCTATTAACTTTCGGTGCCTTGGAGTAAGCCACGACTCGGCGTGGTCATCGCCGAAGATTAACTCAGCCGGGTTGATGCCTAAAGCTTGGGCAATCGTCATAGCATCATCAACACCCACACTTCGGCGGCCAGCCTCGTAATTACCAATGCGCGATTGAACCCACCCGCACAATTCAGCGAGTTTCGCTTGTGATAATCCTTTTTGTTCCCGGGCCTGCTTTAGTCTGGCTGCAATGCTTGAGTTTATGTTCATTCGCGATTTTTACCACGTTACGTGTTTTTCATCAAAGAACGTTTTGTCTTGACTTGCTAACACACTACGTGTTTAATTTAATGAAACATCAAACACGAGGACAGCATGAACAACATCGCCAAAGAACGACAGTCTCTTGGCCTTACCCAAGAGCAGCTCGCAAAACTGTTTGGATGGCGGCAATCCAGAATCTCTAATTATGAGAATGGGACGCGCCGTCCGGGATTACCTGAGTGCCGCATGATCGTTGAAAAACTGAATGAACTTGGCAGCACTTGCACTCTTGATAGTGTTTTTCCTCCACAAGTAGGGGCGTAACTATGCAATTAAGCGCTTTTAACAACCTTAATACCCAATCACCCACAAAGCTGAAAACTAAAAATCAGTATTCGCCACGTCGCCGCGATGGCATGCAGTGCCAGAAAATTTATGCGGCAGTGCAGGAATGGGAATCCATGATCCCCGGCAAAGCACAGGGTGCGGTGGCGCAGCTGGTGGCCGAACAGTGGGAAAAACAAAACGGTCGCGGCATCAGTGTTAACAAACAAAACCTGTATCGCTATCTGAAGAACGAAAGCGGTTCGGAGAAATACACCGGTTATGTCATCCAGCTTTCCACGGCGATTGCTGATGCGATGCCGATTGAAGTAGCCCGTAAGTACGGTTTAAAGCGCGGGTTAACGGAAACAGAGCTGGTGGCCAGTGCGATCAAAGAGTGTAGCGATGCTCACCAGGCGAAGTTGTTAGGTGCTCCGGTTCAGAAACTTGAACGTGAGATAAGAGAGGCTGCAATCGCATTATTTAACCTGCTTCCAGCAGATCTGGCGGGACCACTACTGGCGAGCGTAGCCGCCGTAGCGCCACAGTGTTTTTAATCGAGTTTTTACCAATGACCACCAGCACCAACTGGTTAATAAGAGGTTTCAGATGGCCCGCATCAGAACAGTTAAACCTGAATTCTGGACAGATGAGAAGGTGGTGGAATGTTCAATTCCGGCGCGTCTCCTGTTTATCGGGTTGTTCAACTTCGCCAACGATATGGGGTGCCTTGAGCGTTCGCCCAAAAGGTTGAAGATGCAAATCTTCCCGGCTGATTCTCTTGATTGCGAAGCATTGATCCATGAATTGATTTCTCATGGATTACTCACTGAATACGCAGTGGGTGATGTCTGCTATCTGCAGATTAAAGGCTTCCTTAAGCACCAAAAAATAAACAGGCCTTCGGCTACAAAAATCCCCTTGCCGCCAGAATTCACTGAGCACAAGGCAAAAAAAGAAGGAAAGGCAGCACCTAGTCAAGGAGGGAGCAGTGATGACTCAGTGAGTCCTCAAGGAGAACTCACTGACGGAAAAGGAAGGGAAGGGAAGGGAAAAGGATCAAACCCCTCTCTCTACGCGCACAAGGGAAATGTTGTTCAGGAACCTCGGTATTTGCAAGGTCTGGATATTCCTATCGGGAAATTCACTATGCATGACCTGTGGCTACCGTCACAGGACTGGCCGCGACTGGCTGCTACCTGGGGAATGGCACTTCCCGAACCGGCATACATGCCGGCCGAGCTGGCAGAGTTCACCGCGTACTGGAAATCCGAGGGAAAAGTGTTCACGCAGGTTCAGTGGGAACAGAAATTTGCTCGCAGCGTGATAAATGCCAGAGCCAAATCCAAACAACAACCAGCAACCGGAGGTAACGGCAATGCAAGAATTCAACCAGTTAACACCGCATCCCGAGCAGTCCAGCAAATTCAGGAAGCCAGAGAACTCTGGGAGAAACAACGCGGACTTGCTGGCGGCGGATACGGCATGGCAGCTATGGACGGTCATGGGGGAGATATTCTCGAACCGGTGGACCCAGAAGAACGGGGCCGCGCCCTCGGATATGTGGATTGCCCAGATTGGATCGATGAGTGAAGCCCAGATTGCGCTGGTGTGTCGTCAGTGCATGGAGCGGTGTTCTTTGGGCCACACATGGCCGCCAGATCTTGCTGAGTTTGTTTCGTTGGTTTCTGCCAGCGGCGCCAACCCATTCAATCTGACCTCTGACGCCGTTCTTACAGAGTACAGACTCTGGCGAAACGAATCATACCGTTATTCGGGGAGCGACAAATACCCGTGGAAACAGGACGTGCTCTATCACATCTGCATTGAAATGCGCAGAACCGGAGTGGAAAGGAGTCTGACAGAAGGAGAGCTAAAAAAGCTGGCAGATAAGTTACTGACGAAGTGGACGAAGCATCTGGCTAATGGCTTTTCAATCCCGCCGATACGCCGCCAGTTAGCTGCGCCAAGTCACCCCTCGGGGCCAACGCCAGCGCAAATTCTGATGGACGAGTACAAGCGCCGCAAAGCGGCAGGTTTAACCAAGTAAGCGAGTTTTGACCAATGACCAAAAAGACCAAAGACCGAGTAACACAGGCGCAGCTGGTGCTCGCCATTGTGGACAGAACGCCTGATTGCGTCCTGCAGGATATTTGCGAAGCGCTGGATCTTCCGTCAAGCAGTGCGGGAAATCATCTTCGCCAGCTGTACTACGCAGGAAAGCTGGGGCGAATTAACAACGGCACTCAGTACGTTTACCGGGTACGTGCAGGCGTTGAGATCCCCGATGTTGAATTGCCAGATATGGCGCCGCGCTCTGCACCAGAAAACCTGCAGGAAGTTCAGGAGGCGATGGCAAAGGCCAAAGCGCTGGAGAGCAAAGGGCTCTGGCGGAGAGCCGCGACGGCTTACACCTCGATCATGGGGATGACCAGCACTTCAAACGAACTATGGGGCATTGCAAGGCTGCGCAACCGCTGCCTGCGTAATGCTCAAAGGTGCTAATCATGGCAAAGAATCTTCGGAAAAAAGGCAAGGACTGGTGCCGGGCTGAGTTGATGGTTGTTCGGCTGTGTAGCGGGAAAATGCGGGTTAAACAGATTGGCCTGCTGATAGGGCGGACTGATGCCGCAATCCGCACTAAGGCACGAGAAGCAGGCATAAGTTTGCGTCTCTGCGGTCAGTTTCACCAGTCAGTTAAGTACCCGGACGCTGATGTTGCGCTAGCACGCGAACTGCACTCAGAAGGGATCGCACTTAGCGTAATTGCCGAAAAACTGGATCTCCCAGCAGGCATGGTTAAGCAGTATGTGTATTTAGAACGGAGGGTTCAGGCATGAAACCAACATACGAAGAATTACAGCTGCAACTGGCGGCGGCGGTAGCGGAGAACGGGCAAATGTTGCGCCTGTTGACCGACATTAGCGAATACCACGAAGAGTACGTGAACGCAGACGAATACCTGTATGCCGGTGTTCCGATGGATTACGTTTCTCGCGATGTTGATGCCTTGAATCCATTCAAGGCAACTGACACGTATCTGGCTGACGTTCGAGCGAAAGGGGCCGAGCAGGCTGGCGAATACCTGAAACAGTACGCCCAAGGGTTGCATGAAGATGCGCGCTTGGTCCTGCAGGATGCCGGAGAACTCTGCAATGGATTTGCCGCCCAGTTACGCCAAGGAGCCGAGCATGACTAACCAGCCAATGACAAATCGCGAACTAGTCGATGCGGCCATTGAGCTTGCCGGTGAATTTTACGCGATGCAGGGCTACTCGCACCGCCCAGGATTTAAGTACTGGGAATCACCGCACCCGCAAGAGCAGCTCGTTTTTTAAAATGGCCTGCCACGCATTTGAAATTATTCGCGGCTCTGACGTTATGGACGCTATTGCTGACTTGGAGGACGAGGAATGAACGATATCACCGCACTGGCGCTGCTCGTCAGCAAAGCAAAAGCGTCCGCATTCACAATGGAATATATCTCTCAATTTGAGGCCAGCGATATTGATTCTGATGATGTCGATTTGCGATTCGAAGTCGATGGAGTAGAAACCGGCACAAACGTTTCTATCGTTGATGAGTGTGGACAGGCCGCGCGGATGATTCGGACTCTGGTAGAGGCGCTGGAAGCTGAGCAGCATAAAAGCGCTAAGCAAGGCCGCCATGCCTGCGAACTTTTCGACGAGGTGAAACAGCTGCAGGAACAACTGAGAACTGTCGAGTTATCGAATAGCGTGCTGGAGTCCCGCACAGTCACCGTGAAGCTTCCTGAGTTACACGTGGGGGTTGTTCAAAGTGGGCATGCGGTAATGGTGCCATACCCAGCAGGACACTGGTTTAACAAAACGGCGATTTTTGAAATGCTCGACGCCGCTGGCATCCAGGTTATCGAAGGAGAAGGATGATGATTGCAACAATCGGAACAATTCTGGTCTGGGCGTTAATCGGCATTGCGGGAATAGGCGTTGCTGTGTGCACCGTTGTCGGCTTCATGTTTCTCACTGGATATAAGCGCTAAGGAGCGTAAACAGAATGACTAAATCATCAGATGTGCATGACCTGTTAACTGCCTACCAGAAACAGGCGCGGAAAGTACCTGCAAAGGGTGTTTACGCCTCAAAACAGCGACGTGATGAAGTACAGGCGGCGCACACACGAAAGGTGTTGCGTCAGCGCAAGCGGTCGGTTGGGAAGTCCAATAAATTAGGGTGTCGTCGTCGGGCTGAAGTGCTGACGGCGATGATTTGCGAAATGAACTTTTGGGCGCTTGTGTGCCGCTCTAACCGTAAGCAGAAGCGTGCAGCATGAATATCAACTTAACAGACCCAGCTAACCATCCTGCAAACAAACCGCTTACCGCTGAGCGGCTTATCCGCCTCATCGCAGAGCTGAAACGCTCCCTCCAGTACCAGAACGGCGGCGACATGGCATGCGTCATTGCTGATGCTATCAAGGGGCTGGAGGAGCTGCTGGTGAGTCGGGAGGCGGAGAAGAGTGCATCACTACAGCTACGCAACCTAATACGCCGCCGGCATGCAGAATGGTCGGGGAAAACGTTCGGCGATGTTGGTCCTGTTGGACCACTGAAGCATCTTTCGAAAGAGGCGCTTGAAGCTGCTGCTGACATTGACGATCTGAGCGAATGCGCTGATATGCAGTTTCTTCTTTGGGACGCACAACGCCGAGCGGGTATCAGTGATGGTGAAATTACTGCAGCAATGGAAGAAAAACTGAAGGTTAATATGCAGCGAGAATGGCCTGAGCCAAAGGATGGAGAGCCAAGGCTACATACGAGGGAAGCACCGCAGGAGGTGAAGTGAGTAACATGGTCTATATTTCATCTGCATGTGCAACGAAAGGGTAAAATATGAAAAAGAAGTATTATGTTGAGTTTGAATACGACGACAACCCTCATAATTTCACAGCAGTTGTAGATATTGAAGATGGCGATTCAGACCCCGTTATCTTGGGTAAAGTGCTCGCTGAAGTTACAAAGGAACCAGACAGGATTTATGGGCTAGGAGGGCATGGAGCATTCAGGGCGTTAAAGCTCTACGAATTACTACCGGAGTGACTATAACCCCCTCAAATACCCAGTGGGTTTTTTCATGTCGAAGCACAACATTGCAGCAAAAAGGAGAGATGATTATTACTTGATTAAAGTTGACTAGTTGTGCCCTGGCCGATTAGTTAAAATAAATAGGATTCTAAGTAAGATTCAGGCTTGATATTAACCGAGCCTGAATCTTACTATTAACGCTAGTTGAGTTAGGATTTAATAATATCTGAAATAATATCTTTGATTGCTTTAGGTTTACCGTAAAGATACCCTTGAGCATACTTTATATTTTTACTATGTAAATACTCAACTTGCTCCTTGGTTTCAACGCCTTCAGCAATCATTTTTAATGATAGCTCGTTACCAAGATGAATTACACTATCAATTAGCACGCTTGATACAGCGTCAGTATTTATTTTATCTACAAATGAGCGGTCGATCTTAAGGATGGAAATATAGTGGTTGTGTAAATATGAGTAACTCGAGTAACCTGTGCCAAAGTCATCAATAGCCAATTCAATACCAGCTTCATGTAATAATCTAAACAATCTTAGGGTTGTTTTATCCTGAGGTATAATCTCTCGCTCAGTTAGTTCTAAAATCAATCTCACGCCCTTGTTTTTAACTTGACTTAAAAAATTAATACAATCCTTGTACAGAGTCAAATCATCAAAATGTTTAGCAGTTATATTAAATGATACATAAAATCCATCAGGAAGTTCACCATCAATACTATTAATAATAGTAGATACTTGTTTAAACAACCCTTGCGTTATTGGTATTATCAGGCCTGCTGCTTCAGCTTGCGGAATGAATATATCTGGTCTTACAAGACCTTGTGTAGGATGTGACCATCTAACAAGTATTTCGATGCCACTTGTTGTTCCATCTTCAATTCGTGTTATTTTTTGTCCAAATGCGATAAATTCATTTCCTTCGACACCAAGCCTTATATCATCGCTCATGGTATATGGTTTTCTTGAACGTCGAATTATTACGAATGTTAGGGTGAGAAAAAGAAAGGCCAACACATAAATATGATGTTTCTGAACGTGTAGATACGCAGATACAATCGAATTGTAGTTAAGTCCGGTCGTTAATTTGTATGGGTACTGATGAGATATAATTGATTGAACTGCTACGTGCGAGTCTGTCATCGAACGCCAGGATAATATCCCGTCGCCAGATACATAAACACCACCTACAGAAAACTGAATTGATAATCCAGCATCAGATAATTGCTTCATTATCATCTGTAGATACATTCCATCTATAGCCGTGACATAAAACATAGAGCCATAGTTATTTTTCACTAATAAGATAGGGTGCTGACTTTGAATTAAATTTCCAGTAATTAGTGCCATTCTGTTATCAAGATAGTGCTTTTGAGGATCTTTTATATTCAAATTTCCAATCAACGAGTGGCATTTTATGACCCCATTTTCACCAAATGATATTGATCGCACAAAAGGGGTTGTGGTTATAATTCGTCTAATCTCTGGAAGCGCATCATCGCATGTGTTACGGGTAGACATCAGATTCATAACTGTATCATTGGTTTTGTTTGCATATGAGATCATGTCATCAACAATGATTGATATTTCGTTGATTGTTTCTTTGTTTTTTTGATTTGAGTCATAAGTGAAAAAAATAAAATCCAGGAGTAAGAAAAACAGAAAAATGACCGTCAGAATGCTAACTGGTTTTATGATGTCTCTTTTTTTTCTATGCATATAAATTATTCCAATTTAGAAATAATAGAACATTTGTGCTATTTTCCCTTGAGATTTTTTGTGTTTATTAAATGGTTTCCACATGACTCGGGGTGTTTTAATTTTTATAGTGCTAATGTTACTATATTGTCTCTTAACGATTGTATCCAGTTCTTCATAAGTAAAATCAATGAAATGGAGTTTTGAGGGTGAGAACGGCATAATTGTTGCTAGAAAAATATCAGATATAATCATTTGGTTAACTCCCTTGGCCTACGTTTCACTATCATAGACTCTTAGTCAAGTTTGATAGGTCTGTTTTATTTTTCCCACAAGAATATTAAAATGTCCAGTTATAACACCATTATGTGTCTAACATGATTATTGTCAACATAACACATTTGAATTGTGCAAAAAAACAAGCATATAAGCGACTGTTTTTTAATAGTTTAAGAACTTGTAGTTATAAAGAAAAATTATAACACATTTAGATAACTACTATTTTTAGTGGCACCAATAAAATGCTTAGCATGATAAGCATCTCATTTTATTAGTATCAGGAAACCATTTCGATGGATGCCTAGGCTGGCTAGATATCGTCAGTAGGTGAATAAACATTGGGACGCATGTTGGATGATCCCGTTTATCATGTGAATGCGACCATGCGTTGTTATCCAAAGACTATTTGTTACGCAAGACTCAATCGGCGAGACTGTCGGGCGGTGGTCATCTGGTATAAGAGCGAGTAGCAGTAAGGCTACGTGCTTGCCGAAGTACCAGTATCCGGCGTGATGACATACGAGATCAACGTAATACGACGCGCCGAACCTGACGAATTACCCATAATATAGGCCCGAAAACAGCCCAGAAAATACCAGAACCCGCCCCGGCGGGTTTTTTGTTGGCGTCATAAAAACTCATTAGAAACAACATAGTAACCTTCACAAAAAATGCCTTTATAGGATTGATAAATCTGCTGCATGGGTGTACTGTTTATTTATACAGCATTTCGAGTGGAGGACGTATGAGAGTCGAAGTCACAATCGATAAAAAGAAAAAGTTACCCGATGGCGCAGTACCTGCACTGGAAGCCGAATTGCTACGCCGATTAAGCCAGAATTATGAAGACTGTAAGCTGATGGTCCGTCGTACCAGTACCGATGGCCTGAGTGTCATTGGTGGCGCTGATGGCGACAAAAAGCGAGTCGAGCAAATCCTGCAGGAAACGTGGGAAAGCGCGGACGACTGGTTTTATTAATTCGACGCCGAAACAGGGCAGTAGCGAGGGGTTTGTAGTGGATCTAAAACAGAATATGCCTGATCAGGGCTATGTCGTAATTCGATGCGATGATGGCGTTATTGTCGCCAGGCTTCCATCATTTCCTGTCAGCGAGCGCGCGCTGATGTACCGCCGTGGGGATGTGATTTCCTTCATGCCTTTGCAGCCAGATGAGATAGTAGGCACACCGTCGTTATTCGCTCAAATGCTTGAAATGGCAAAGTCCCGACCTGGTTACCTGATTCCATCCGGTTCTGCTAAACTCCCGTCATAGGTCTGAACAGCCTATACCTGCTGCGCCACGGAGACACCATGGCGCAAAACACACAAGTCCCGATTTTTTCCCTGATGTGCAGCCACGTCAGCGGTTCTCTTTTGTCTTTTTTCTGCCGGGGTACGGTATGAAAAGAGACTGGTTCTATCAGGACAACCTGACCGAAGAACAGGCCGAAGAGCTGGTGGCCCGTTATCGTGCGAATAACATCACCGTAGAAAAAAGCCTAGATGCAGATCCCCGCTTTTGGGTTGTGTCCGCATTCCTTCCAGTATCTGACCGCCACCAGCGGACGCAGCGCTCTATGTGCTCGCGGGGGTGGAAATGAACGAGAAGGTTTACAACATCACCCCACTGGGCAAACCCCGAATGACCCGCGCCGATAAATGGAAAAAACGCCCGGAGGTTCTCCGGTACCGTGCTTTCTGTGACGAGGTGAGGCTGAACAAGGTCACGCTCCCGGAAAGCGGGTATCACGTTATCTTTGTTCTGCCGATGCCACCGAGCTGGAGCAAGAAGAAACGAGCCTTAATGGATGGGAAACCCCACCAGCAAAAGCCTGATAAAGATAATTTAGAAAAGGCGCTGCTGGATGCCATTTTTGGCGAGGATAGCCATATCTGGGATGGGCGCGTGACCAAAATCTGGGGCGAAACCGGAAAGATGATCATCCGGGAGGGGGAACCGTGCGAGCTCTCCTGATGCCAGAGATTGCCCGTCATATGGGTATTGTTCTGCTGAAGCCAGGCAAGGAGCTGATGGGCTTATTCAGCGGCGGACGTATTCTGATTGAGCGGCAACCGGACTCCATGAAAGATTTACCGTCGGGCAGAATAGCAGACGCCCGGCAGGTGCTGGCGGAAGATCCGACACTAACGCCATTCTTTCTGGATGCGCGTGTTGTTCGGGCTGCTGGTGGCGTTACGGCGCTGGAGGACTGGCTGGGCCGTAATGTTTCAAAATGCCAGTGGCCGCACAGCAACTACCACCACCGTGAGCTGGTGATGTTCAGGCATGAGCCGGGTTCAATTGTCGCGTGCTGGCATTGTGACAACGAGCTACGCAACCAGAGCGACAAAGTTCTGGATGAGCTGATCGCCAGAAACCTCGCTGATTGGGTGATCGAATGTGTTCGTATCAAAACCGGCTGCGCTGCGGACAGAATGCTTTCGCTGGCTGAGTTGTGCTGGTGGGCCGTATCAGAGGGGATAGGGGATGCCATAACCGAAAATATGGCGAGCCGTTCCCTTGGTCTGAAAGATGATCCTTTCCAGTCGGTCTACAAAGAAAGCGAGATTGTTCCGTCATACCCGGCAGCGGACATACTCGCCGAACGGATTAGCCTTGTTCCTGCCCGTCAGGCAACTGCTGAACCACAACCGGAACCAAAAGCTGTAAAACCCGTTGTTCAGGTTCAGGTAGACCCAGAAGCCCCCGCCACATTATTCGCCCGGCCTAAGCGTATTCGCTGGATATCCTCGCGCTTTATTGAATGGGTTAAAACCCAGCCGTGCGCGTGCTGTGGACAGCCGGCAGATGATGCCCACCATCTTATCGGATGGGGACAGGGCGGGATGGCAACCAGAGCCCACGACATTTTCACCATACCGCTATGCCGGGTTCATCACCGCCAGTTACATGACAACCCCGCCGCATTCGAGCGCGAGTATGCGCCGCAGCCAGTATTAATCATTCAATTGCTGGACCGGGCCTATGCGCTCGGCGTTCTGGCGTAAAGGAGAATCATCATGACACCACGTCAACGCCGTCTGCACCAACAAGGGCTCGCCACTGTCGCTGCCGCGCCCCGCAAAAGCTGGTTAGGCCGTTTTACTCCGCTCACCAATATTCAGGGGGGATGGATTAAATCACTTCTATCAACTTGGGGAGAGGGCGTTAGAGGAGGAGCTGCCCCACGTATGCCGCGTGAGCATTCCTGCTGGAACGTAATCAGAAGAGGGCGATGGTCAGATAAAGCTCTGGAACGATTTACCGTTGCGCTTGAGCAGGCTAGAAGCGAGGGGTTCAAAGGGGAACAGGCCTTAAAGAGAGCACATTGTATCATTTGGCCGCAAACCCCAGGCAGCGTCATTGATGAGGCGATTACCAATGATGACGTGGATTTTATTGAAGAGTCTGTACTGGCGGCTTTTGATATCAACGATCCCGTCTACATTGTCGGCCTGCAGTATTACACCACACGAAGGAAAATTGCTGATATCAGTAGAGAGCTACAGGCGATTGCCCCATGGCTTACTGATGGAGAAGCGCGGAAGCGAGTTCGCTGGTGCCTTGAGATTTTCCGGGCAAAGGTATTCCTCTCATCCCGTAAGCTGATGGAAGAGTGATTTATTTTAGCTATTTGTGCTCTTTATTTATTTTGTTATTGAAATCTGGCCAGAAAATCAGATAATTCATTCATGCTTGGCAGAGCTGCGCCACGATGGCAGCGACGTTAAGCGACAATTTGAATATAGCGAAAGCCCCGCCAGTCGGGGCTTTTGTTTTGCGGCGATACGACAGGGGTATTCGCGGGATGCATTGCATCAGTACCCCTGTCACATCGCCGTTTCTCGCACTATCCCACAACATTTTCACTTCATGTAAAGGCTGCTAGATGGTGGACTTATTAATTATCAGGCACCGGGAGTCACTCCTAATTTATCCCTGAACATAAGAGACGCGGTCTGGCCTCAATTAGCCCTCAGTCCTGAAGGGGCGGGGCTATTCGCTGGAACAGCCTGTAAATAGGTGGATTCTAATCCTCCAGCATTTGTTTCTTGATTCACTTTCTGTAACTCTTTACGTTGTATGTTTACCCACACAGCATAAGGATTCAGGAAATGACGGATAGCTATGAGAGAAGTCGTACTCGGACTTTCACCGAAGAAGAGCTCGAACAGTTTGATTCGGATGCCGCAGAGTTTCTGGCCCAGGACGAACTTGAAGAACGATTGGGTGTAGCGCTACTGGAGGTCGAAGTTGAATGGGATGAATCAGAACGCATAGATGATCTTTCGCCAGGTATTGAGCCAGAATTCTATGACATCTATCTCGTTTATGCTGATAAGTTAAATCCATTCACAGTCATTTTCACGAAAGACGATGATACTTCGGGTTACTATCGGATCCACCGCCCTGAAGACTTGAGCGAGTTGAAAGAGAGTATTGCTCAATGGGTTCAGGATTGTGATATCGCTGACATGGAAGAGCAGGAACGGCAAGAGCACTATCGTCGTTTTGATGAAAATCGCGACTACGATTGATTTGCAAGACAAACAGCAAACTACCCACGATATGACCGCTGGTATCTTTTTAGGCTATAGAGTAGGCTTTATGAAAGTGGGCCTTAGGTATGAGCAATAGATATGCTGTTTTTTCTTGAAAGCACATGGCCAATGCTATCACTAGTGATCTTAGCAATGGCCATGATTGCTTATGGGTTACAACGAAAAATGATAATGACAATTTTAATACTTATTGCCGCAGGGGTGTTGGTGGCAGGCGCATTCTTCTTTAACCTTGAGTAGTAAAGCGATGTGAAATATACCCTACCAAAAGTCTGCTCTCCGGAGCGGGTTTTTTCCTTCCTGTATCTGGATGCTAACCCGTAGCCTGGGATTTACTCCTGAGCTTTGAACTGTAGGTCACCAGAACTTGTTACGTCTAGACTCTACAGTTGTACGAAGATGGGATGAATATCCTGAGATATGATTGATGATAAGCGGGGAGGTTGATGAAACGCGGCTATTACTGGATTCAGCATAATGGTGTCGTTGAAGTGGCATACTTTACACCTGAGGCATTTGATGACCTAGAAACAGGGAAGCGAGTCACTGGTATTTGGCATTTGCCATAGCGATGACACAGAGGTCCTTGAGGGACCGTTACTACCACCAAAATAAGTCAATCAAACCATTCAATCCCTGGCATATGCCGGGGATTTTTCATTTCAGGCTCTGGGTATCACTCCTAACTTACCCTTTGACATAAGAGCCCGCGAGCCTGATCCCTTTCCAACACACACAGCACCATCCGAATTATCCGGAGGTGAGGCTATGACCAGAATGAGCACAATTTACAGCAGACTTTCATATGGGACGGGAACCGCGTTGACTGGCTGCGGTGTCTCTGCAAAGGCCCATGCCGAAATAACTAAAGAGGTATCGTGGATGCTGGCCGACAAAGTGGCAGGACTCGGTTTAAGTGACTGGGCAATTATTGTCGGTATCGCATGCACCGTTATCACCTGCGGCGTGAACTGGTATTACCGTCGTAAAGAGCGGGAGGATCGGTTAAATGCCCGTCAACAAAACGAAGCTTAGCGCGGCGATGCTGGCGCTGCTTGCATCAGGTGCAACGGCGCCTTTTTTATTTGACCAGTTTATCAGTGAGAAAGAAGGCAATGCGCTGGTGGCAGTTGTCGATCCCGGTGGCATCTGGTCGTTATGTCATGGTGTCACCGTAATCGATGGTAAGCCTGTTGTGAAAGGTCAAACCGCTACCGAGGCGCAATGTAAGAAGGTTAACGCTATTGAGCGTGACAAGGCGCTGGCGTGGGTTGACCGTAATATCAAAGTGTCGCTGACTGAGCCGCAGAAGGTCGGCATCGCGTCGTTCTGCCCCTACAACATCGGGCCGGGCAAATGCTACCCGTCAACGTTCTATAAGCGCATGAACGCTGGCGATACGAAAGGAGCCTGTGAAGCTATCCGCTGGTGGATTAAAGACGGTGGCCGCGATTGCCGCCTGACCAAAGGCCAGAAGAATGGCTGCTATGGGCAGGTAGAACGACGGGACCAGGAAAGCGCGCTGACGTGCTGGGGGATAGACCAGTGAAGCCCACCAGCATCTGCATTATCGTGGTTGTCGCATTGTCTGGTGCGTTCCTCGCTGGTAGTGAGTGGGCGAACCGCAGCTGGAAAATAAAGTGGGCTGACCGGGATAGCGTGGAATCTTCACAGGAAGCGAACGCACAGACCGCTGCTCGCATGATTGAACAAGGGCGAACAATAGCCCGTGATGAGGCTGTTAAAGATGCTCAAGCTAAAGCAGCGAGCGCTGCCGTTACTTCTGCTGGCCTGGCTACCACTGTTAGCCAGCTGCAACAGCAAGCCAGAAAGCTCGCTACCCGCCTGGACGCCGCAAAGCACACCGCAGATCTTGCCGCTGCCGTCAGAAGCAAAACAGCAGGAGCCGATGCCGCAATGCTCGCCGACATGCTCGGAAGCCTTGCAGAAGAAGCTAAATATTATGCTGGAATCGCTGACGAACGCTACCGCGCTGGAATGATGTGTGAGCGCATTTACGAATCAGTAAGGGACTCGAATATCAACCCGTGAGCTATGAATTAAGCATTACAAAGCTCACTTGGCAGTGGGGTTGAAAATGCTTATTGAATGTAAAAACGCGTCAGACATAATGGTCCCACCTTATTACTGACGGAAGATTGTAAATGACTGACAACTTTGACTGGGAAGACGAGCGCAAACAGCTTGAGCACTTGAGTGATGAAGAGCTGGAACAGGTGGCTAGAGAGTACAATCTCCTTCCTGAAGGTGTATCTCTTGAAGAGAAGTCCGAAGAATTTGTTGATGGACTTATAGGTGAGATTATAGATGCTAAGGCTTACCATGATTCGCAAGATGAAGAATGGAATGAGCAGCAAGACATCATCGAGCAGCAAAGACGTGATGCAAATTACTGATTGCACATGATGTTGAACAAGGTCGCTAAGGCGGCCTTTTTTATTACCATTTTTTTGATAACTACTATCATTTGAGTGGGGGCTCTGGGCGATTTTGAACACCGAGAGGGCTGACGCGCGGGAAATGGCTAGTTTTTGACTGCATCAAATACCTAAAATTTGAGTTATGGAGAGGTAATGTTCTTTTTTTAGTGAGGCGAGTGTGCATGAAAATGTCAAATATTAGTAGGTGATGTATAACTATCTTACTAACACAGTCATTGTTAAGTTACTCTGTTCCTACGTCTTTTACTTTTCGAGGCTCGCCGTGTCCATAAAAAATAATGATGATGGTACTTTTAGTAGTACAGAAAGGAATAGCCAAACATACTCAAATGAAAAGTTTGTTACGCGAGATGCAGCAAATTCAGCTGAGGCCAGGGCTATTTATGATAAATACAATCCGGCTCCTGGTCCGACAACTAACACAGATGATGGCGGTTCAATCTTTCGTGTTGTTTTCTTTGTGTTAGGTTGCTGGGCGTTACTGTATTACTGCATGATATCACCGGGATTGAGGGCTGCTTTTACATTAATCTACTCTGGCGGGTTTACTTCGGCTGTGGGTTTTATTCTTTTTTACATCCTTAAATTGTTTTATTTTGTTCTATTCCTCCCGCATGCACTTTGGGGAGCGCCTCTCACATGGACACCATATATAATACAGGCAGTGATTATAACAATCGCATCTTATTTGGTATGGTCAAGGTGGGCGATTCTAAAAAAGAAAGTTATATTATTTTTAGTTGTTTTGTTCATTTTCTCCTACATCCCAATAGGAATTCTTTGGCTGAATGATTCTCTGTGGTCAAGTTTCAGTTTCTTTATTTCTCCTTTTGGCCCTCTTTTGGGGTGATTGTGGTGAGTTGATATTGTACTTGGTTAAATGAAATTAGCTTTCTTAAGTATAATAGATATATGGACTAAGCCTCGTGATGCGAGGCTTTTTACATGTATTAACGTTCTGGGTAACTGCTTTAAAATTTGGTTGTTGATTCTTATATTTATGCCAATGATGATCATTATCATTGGCGGGTCCTTTCCAGCATATCGGTGCGCTACGGGGCGGCGTCCGCGCAGATTCTCGCTATTTATGAGAATTTTTCGGTTTTAGTCGTTTCCGTTCTTCTTCTAGCTAATTGCCTGTTTTTACTGAAAACACCCCCTGAAAAGAAAGGAAGCGGCAGAGCCCGATAACAGGCCAATTACTCGATGTCGTTTCCTTTCTCTGTTTTGCGCATGGAGTGAGCCATGGAGGTAAACAAAAAACGCCTCTCTGAGATTTTTGGCGTCAGTGTTCGCACCATTCAGAACTGGCAGGATCAGGGGATGCCAGTTGCCCGTGGTGGCGGAAAAGGTAATGAGGTGCTCTATGATTCTGCGGCGGTCATTGAGTGGTATTCCGCCCGTGATGCCGCAATTGAAAATGAGAAGTTGCGGAAAGAAGTCGAAGATTTGCGGATTGCTTCGGAGTCGGATCTTCAACCCGGTACGATTGATTATGAACGTCACCGACTCATCAGGGCGCAGGCCGACACGCAGGAATTGAAAAATGCAAAAGACACCGCTGAGGTGGTGGAAACCGCATTCTGCACGTTCGTGTTATCGCGGGTGGCCGGAGAAATAGCCAGTATCCTCGATGGCGTTCCTCTATCAGTTCAGCGGCGTTTCCCCGAACTGGAAAACCGGCACATTGATTTCCTGAAAAAGGACATCATTAAAGCCATGAACAAGGCAGCTGCACTGGATGAAATAATACCGGAGTTGCTGAGTGAATATATCGAACAGTCAGATTAAAGGGGTTCGGTGCTCTACTCGATCGGGGCTTCGAACGCTGTACCGGCCAGAACCGCTGACCGCTGTTGAATGGGCAGATGCAAATTATTATCTCCCTAAAGAGTCAGCGTATCAGGAAGGGCGCTGGGTTACGCTTCCTTTCCAGGTAGCCATTATGAATGCGATGGGCAACGACTACATCCGTGAGGTGAATGTCGTTAAATCAGCCCGTGTTGGCTACTCGAAAATGCTGCTCGGCGTGTATGCGTACTTTATCGAACACAAGCAGCGCAATTCGCTGATCTGGCTGCCAACCGATGGCGATGCTGAGAACTTCATGAAGTCTCATGTTGAGCCCACTATCCGTGATATCCCCTCGCTTTTGTCGCTCGCGCCGTGGTACGGCAAAAAGAACCGCGACAATACGCTCAGCATGAAGCGCTTTTCCAACGGTCGCGGCTTCTGGTGTCTGGGCGGTAAGGCGGCGAAAAACTACCGTGAGAAATCGGTTGATGTCGCCGGCTACGATGAGCTGGCAGCATTTGATGAAGATATTGAGAAAGAGGGCTCGCCCACCTTCCTCGGTGATAAACGTATTGAGGGCTCCGTCTGGCCGAAGTCAATCCGTGGCTCCACGCCAAAGCTAAAGGGAACCTGCCAGATTGAGCGTGCCGCGAGTGAGTCCGGGCATTTTATGCGTTTTCACGTTGCCTGCCCTCATTGTGGGGAAGAGCAATATCTGAAGTTTGGCGATAAGGAAACGCCATTCGGGTTTAAGTGGATGCCTGGCGAACCGGCCAGCGTTTTTTACCTCTGCGAGCATAACGCCTGCGTCATTAAGCAGCAGGAGCTGGATTTCTCGCAGGCGCGCTATATCTGCGACGAGACGGGGATCTGGACACGCGATGGCCTGAACTGGTTTGCGTCCTCTGGCACCGACATTGAACCGCCAGACAGCGTCACTTTCCACATATGGACCGCATACAGCCCGTTTACCACCTGGGTGCAGATAGTAAAAGACTGGATCAAGACGAAAGGGGATACCGGTAAGCGTAAAACCTTCGTGAATACCACGCTGGGTGAGACATGGGAGCCGAAGATTGGCGAACGCCCGGATGCGGACGTGATGGCGGAAAGGAAAGAACACTTTTCTGCCTCAGTACCTGACCGGGTGGCCTACCTGACCGCTGGCATTGACTCACAGCTTGACCGCTATGAGATGCGCGTCTGGGGATGGGGACCGGGTGAAGAAAGCTGGCTGATTGACCGGCAGATCATCATGGGACGACATGATGATGAAGCGACCCTCATCAGGGTGGATGAGGCCATAAACAGGGCATACACCCGGAAAAATGGCGTTGAAATGTCGATATCCCGTATTTGCTGGGATATTGGCGGTATCGATCCAACCATCGTATACAACCGCTCGAAAAAGCACGGCCTGTTTCGTCTTATCCCCATCAAAGGGGCCTCTGTTTATGGCAAGCCGGTGGCCAGCATGCCGCGCAAACGGAACAAGAACGGTGTGTATCTGACGGAAGTCGGGACGGACACGGCGAAAGAGCAGATCTACAACCGCTTTACCCTGCAGCCCGAAGGTGATGAACCCCTCGCCGGCGCTGTGCATTTCCCAAACAACCCCGACGTTTACGACCTGGCTGAAGCACAGCAGCTCACCGCTGAGGAGCAGGTTGAAAAATGGGTGGATGGTAAGAAGAAGATCCTCTGGGACAGCAAAAAGCGACGAAACGAGGCGCTGGACTGTTTCGTTTATGCGCTGGCTGCGCTTCGGATCAGTATTTCGCGCTGGCAGTTAAATCTCGATTCTCTTCTGGCCAGTTTGCTGGAGGAAGAAGGGGGGCGAACCCATAACAAGACCCTGGCGGATTATGCCCGGGCATTATCTGGAGACGAATAATGGCGACACAGACCGATCTGGATGCCGCCCGCGCTGCGTTGCATGACCTCATGATGGGAAAGCGGGTGGCAACGGTGCAAAAGGACGGCCGGCGGGTTGAGTTCACAGCCACCTCCGTAACCGACCTGAAAAAATACATTGCCGAACTTGAATCACAGATTGGCATTACTCAACGACGCCGGGGACCGGCAGGATTTTACGCATGAAAACACCTGCTTTGTTAGGGCCGGACGGTAAAACCGCATTGCGGGACTACGCCGGGTATCACGGTGGTGCTGGTGGCTTTGGCGGCCAGTTACGCGCCTGGAACCCACCGAGCGAAAGCGCGGATGCTGCGTTATTGCCTAATTTATCCCGTGGTAATGCGCGAGCAGACGATCTGGTTCGAAATAATGGTTATGCGGCAAACGCCGTGCAGCTTCATCAGGATCACATTGTCGGTTCTTTCTTCCGGCTGAGTTACTGCCCGAGCTGGCGTTATCTCGGTATCAAAGAAGAAGAAAGCCGCGCATTTGCCAGGGAGGTGGAGGCCGCCTGGTATGAGTATGCTGAAGATGATTTTTGCGGGATCGATGCTGAGCGCAAGCGGACGTTTACGATGATGATCCGCGAAGGTGTCGCGACTCATGCATTTAACGGCGAGCTGTGTGTCCAGCCCACCTGGGACAGTGATTCAACGCGGCTCTTCCGGACACAGTTCAAGATGGTAAGCCCGAAACGCATCAGCAACCCCAATAATGCCGGAGACACGCGAAACTGTCGGGCTGGTGTCAGAACCAACGACGGTGGTGCCGCATTGGGCTATTACGTCAGCGAGGACGGATATCCGGGATGGATGGCGCAGAAATGGTCCTATATTCCGCGCGAGCTGCCCGGCGGCCGTCCGTCCTTTATCCATGTATTTGAACCGCTGGAAGATGGACAGACGCGCGGAGCCAACGCGTTTTACAGCGTCATGGAGCAAATGAAAATGCTCGATACGCTGCAAAATACGCAGCTCCAGAGCGCTATCGTTAAGGCGATGTACGCGGCGACGATTGAAAGTGAGCTGGATACGCAAACCGCGATGGACTTTATTCTCGGCTCTGACAGCAAAGATCAGCAGAGCAAGATGACGGGCTGGCTGGGTGAAATGGCCTCGTATTATACCGCGGCGCCGGTTCGCCTTGGTGGTGCGAAGGTTCCTCACCTCATGCCTGGTGATTCCCTGAATCTTCAGTCAGCGCAGGATACGGACAACGGTTTTTCGACGTTCGAGCAATCACTGCTGCGTTATATCTCTGCTGGCCTGGGTGTGTCTTATGAGCAGCTTTCGCGCAACTATTCACAGATGAGCTACTCCACTGCACGCGCCAGCGCGAACGAGTCCTGGGCGTTCTTTATGGGCCGCCGCAAGTTCGTGGCAGCCCGACAGGCCTGTCAGATGTTTGTGTGCTGGCTGGAGGAGGCCATTGTCCGCCGGGTGGTGACGTTGCCATCCAGAGCACGATTCAGTTTTCAGGAGGCGAGAACAGCCTGGGGCAATGCCAACTGGATAGGCTCAGGCCGTATGGCGATAGATGGGCTGAAGGAAGTGCAGGAGGCCGTCATGCTCATTGAGGCCGGCCTGAGCACTTATGAGAAGGAGTGTGCCAAGCGCGGAGACGACTATCAGGAAATATTTTCGCAGCAGGTACGTGAAACGATGGAACGTCGCGCTGCTGGTCTAAAACCTCCAGCCTGGGCGGCTTCTGCCTTTGAGTCTGGACTGAAGAAATCAAATGAGGAGGCGAACGATGACGCCCGAGCTGCGTAATCTCCCGCACATCGCCAGTATGGCTTTCAATGAGCCGCTATTACTTGAACCCGCCTATGCGCGGGTTTTCTTTTGCTCGCTTGCTGGCCAGCTGGGTATTACCCGCCTGACCGACACCGTGTCTGGCGTGACGCTTGGTGCAGAGCAGATGGCTGAACCGCTGGCGATCTTTGGTGATGATGAAGACATGGGGCCAAAACCGGCACGAAGCTATCAGGTCACTAACGGGATCGCGGTGCTGCCGGTGTCCGGGACTCTGGTCAGTAAAACCCGCGCTCTCCAGCCATATTCGGGGATGACGGGTTACAACGGCATTATCGCCCGTCTTCAGCAGGCCATCAGTGATCCGGGTGTTGACGGCATCCTTCTGGATATGGACACCCCCGGCGGAATGGTGGCGGGGGCTTTTGACTGTGCGGACATTATTGCCCGTATGCGTGATATCAAACCCATCTGGGCGCTGGCCAACGATATGAACTGCAGCGCAGGCCAGCTGATTGCCAGCGCGGCCTCGCGCCGGCTTGTTACACAGACGGCAAGAACGGGATCCATCGGGGTCATGATGGCCCATAGCAATTACGGCGCTGCCCTGAAAACCAGCGGTGTCGAGGTCACGCTGATATACAGCGGCGAACATAAGGTGGACGGGAACCCCTACGAGAAATTACCCAAAGAAGTTCGCGCAGATTTTCAGGCGCGCATTGACGCAACCCGGCAGATGTTCGCTGAAAAGGTGGCGGGTTATACCGGCATGTCGGTCCAGGCCGTTCTGGATACTGAAGCGGCTGTGTTTTCAGGCCAGGAATCAGTAGACAACGGGCTGGCGGAGCAGCTGGTCAACAACATGGATGCGCTGAACGTTATGCGCGATGCAATTAACAAACGAACGATGATTTCCCGAGGAGGAAGCATGAAAGGTACTACTGCATCCGCAGATACCACTCAACCAGCAGCAACCGCTGCTGCTAACCAGCCCGTGGCCACCGCTGACGCACCCGCTGTGGTCGTTGACCCTGCAACCACCGCATCTGTTGATGTGAGCAGCCAGGTTGCGGCGGCGGTCGCTGCTGAAAATGGTCGCATTATGGGGATCCTGAACTGTGAAGAGGCAAAAGGACGCGAATCACAGGCGCGTGCACTGGCTGAAACGCCAGGCATGACGGTGGAAAGTGCGCAGCGCATTCTCGCCGCCGCGCCTCAGAGTGCTCAGGCCCGCACGGATACCGCGCTGGATCGTCTGATGGAAACCGCACCCGGCACCGTAGCGGCAGGGAGTTCATCTGCTGATGCGGGTGACGATTTGTTAAATACGCCTGTTTAAGAGGTCAACATGTCTAACACTGAACAATTTACACACAGCCAGCCCCTCGGGAACAGTGATCCGGCGCATACCGGTTATGCCCCTGGTGAACTGACGGCGGCAACACCGGCGATGACGCCACTGATGCTGGATGCCACTTCCGGCAAACTGACGGTCTGGGATGGCCAGCATGCGGGGGCCGCCTGCGGCGTTCTGGCGGTGACTGCCGATCAGAGCAGTACCGAGCTGGCATTCTATAAGTCCGGATCATTCCGTATTGAAGACGTGCTCTGGCCGGATGCGGTGACGGATGAAAACATCAAGCGCAACGCATTTGTGGGTACAGCCATCAGCATCGTCTGACTCTTTTCTGAACTGCAACCATCATCCATAGAAGCCGCCATCGCGGCTTTTTTTACGGGAAAAATCTATGTCAATTTACACTACAGCCCAACTTCTGGCGGTCAATGAGAAGAAATTCAAGTTTGACCCGCTTTTTCTGCGCATCTTCTTCCGTGAAAGCTACCCCTTCAGCACTGAGAAGGTTTATCTGTCGCAGATCCCTGGCATGGTCAACATGGCGCTTTACGTTTCGCCTGTTGTTTCCGGCAAGGTCATCCGTTCCCGCGGCGGTGCAACGTCTGAGTTTACGCCGGGTTACGTGAAGCCGAAGCACGAAGTAAACCCGCAGATGACGCTGCGCCGCCTGCCGGATGAGGATCCGCAAAACCTGGCTGACCCGGCTTACCGTCGCCGTCGTATTATCCTGCAGAACATGAAGGATGAAGAGCTGGCAATTGCCCAGGCGGAGGAGAAGCAGGCCGTTGCTGCCGTCCTCAACGGTAAATACACCATGACCGGTGAAGCGTTTGAACCGGTTGAGGTGGATATGGGGCGCAGCGCCGGCAACAACATCATTCAGGCTGGTGCCGCGGCCTGGAGCGGTCGTGACAAAGAAACCTATGACCCTACCGACGATATTGAAGCCTACGCGCTGAACGCCAGCGGTGTGGTCAATATCATCGTCTTTGATCCGAAAGGCTGGGCATTGTTCCGTTCGTTCAAGGCGGTAAAAGAGAAGCTCGACACCCGTCGTGGCTCTAACTCTGAACTGGAAACGGCGCTGAAGGATCTGGGCGAAGCCGTCTCCTATAAGGGGATGTATGGCGACGTGGCCATTGTTGTCTACTCCGGGCAGTACATTGAAGACGACACCAAAAAGAACTACCTGCCGGATTTGAGCATGGTACTGGGTAATACCCAGGCGCGCGGGCTGCGTACTTACGGCTGCATTCAGGATGTGGATGCCCAGCGTGAAGGTATTAACGCCTCCGCGCGTTACCCGAAAAACTGGGTGCAAACCGGTGACCCGGCGCGTGAGTTCACCATGATCCAGTCCGCACCGCTGATGCTGCTGGCTGATCCGGATGCGTTTGTGTCAGTCAAACTCGCCTGATTTCCATTCTGTGGCCCTTCGGGGCCCTGTTTCGGAGCTGTTCTTATGACAGAAAAAGAAAAGTTGATCGCACGCCTTAATGAGCTTGGCGTGCAGCTCGGCCGGGAAGTGAATACCGGTGGCACCATTCAGGAGCTCTCAATGCGCATTGCGGAGCTGGAGGAAGAACTGGATGGCGGCGTGGATACCGATGGCGTTGAAAATGGTGGTGTGAGTGACGGAGCGACATCACCCGGCACCGTAGAACCTGTGGCGCCGGTGAATACTGTGTTAACCGGCAGCATTGATGACGCGCTGGTGGCCGTCGAAACGCTGGCCACGCTGCACATCGAGGCGCTGCACGCGACCCGTGATGAACCGGTCTCTATTGTGGAAGCGGGAACGGTGATCCGCGTGACAGAAACGGATGCGAACAGCCTGGTTGCGCTCGGACTGGTGCGCGAACACTAACAGGGGGCGGTGTGGCTGATTTCGATAACCTTTTCGATACTGCAATAACACAGGCCGATGACACTATTCGGCAGGTTATGGGGACTTCGGCAACGGTAACCTCTGGCGCGATTTCTGGTGTCACGTTGAGTGGTGTTTTCGATGATCCGGAAAATATTGGTTACGCCACACCCGGCGTCCGTGTCGAGGGGACCAGTCCGTCGCTGTTTGTGAAATCAGCCGCGATTGAGCAGCTGGCGCGGCTGGACACGCTGGATATTAACGGAAAGCCTTTCTGGGTTGAACGTATTGGCCCGGATGATTGCGGCTCCTGTCATATCTGGCTAGGGACTGGGTCTCCTCCTGCATCAACCCGTCGCCGTTAAGGAGATGTGATGTCGATAAAAGGGCTTGAACAGGCTATGGCGAACCTGAACAGCATCAGCAGCACGGCAGTTCCTCGCGCTTCGGCGCAGGCGGTCAACCGTGTGGCCACCCGTGCGGTTAGCCGAAGCGTTGCGGTGGTGTCGAAAGATACCCGTGTTCCCAGAAAGCTGGTGAAGCAACGCGCCAGGATAAAGCGCGCCACGACGAAAAAGCCTAGAGCGCTCATCCGGGTTAACCGTGGCAATCTGCCGGCGATAAAACTGGGGACCGCCAGCGTGCGATTATCACGCCGAAAACGAGATAAAAAAGGGGCCAATAGCGTATTGCGAATTGGCCCTTTTCGTTTCCCAGGTGGTTTTATTCAGCAACTGAAGAACGGTCGCTGGCATGTCATGCGACGGACTTCCAAACCCCGCTACCCGATTGAAGTGGTCAGCATCCCCCTGGCTACACCGCTGACGAATGCGTTTAGAGATGCGCTGCCGAAGCTCATGGAATCGGATATGCCCAAAGAACTGCGGGCATCCCTTAAAAACCAACTCAGGCTGATTCTGAAACGATGAAACACAGTGATATCCGAAGGGCCATCATCAACGCGCTGGAAATCCAGATTGGTGAAGAGGCTCTCTATTTTGATGGGCGTCCGGCAGTACTCGAGGAGGGCGACTTTCCCGCTATCTCGATCTATCTGACGGATGCCGAATACACCGGTGAAGAGCTTGATACGGATACCTGGCAGGCCACACTGCATATCGAAATCTTTTTACCGGCGCAGGTGCCGGATTCAGAACTGGATAACTGGATGGAGTCCCGAATTTATCCGGTGATGAGCGATGTGCCAGGGCTTGCCGGGCTTATCACCAACATCGTGCAGCAGGGTTATGACTACCAGCGCGATGATGATCTTGGGCTGTGGAGTTCGGCTGATTTGAAATATTCCATTACTTACGAAATGTGAGGACGTAATGACTACACCAAACCCACTGGCGCCGGTAAAGGGCGCCACCACCACGCTCTGGATTTATTCCGGAACGGGTAACCCGTTTGCCAACCCGGTATCGGATACCGACTGGACGCGCCTGGCGAAGATTAAAGACCTGCAGCCTGGCGAACTGACCGCCGAATCAAATGACGATACCTACCTGGACGATGAAGATGCAGACTGGACGGCGACCGCTCAGGGCCAGAAATCGGCGGGTGAGGCCAGTTTTACGCTGGCCTGGAAACCGGCGGAAAGCGGTCAGCAGGATCTGGTTCGCTGGTTCGACGACGGTACCGTGCTGGCATACAAAATCAAATACCCGAATGGCGCTGTCGATGTGTTCCGTGGCTGGGTAAGCAGCCTTGGTAAAACCGTCACGGCAAAAGACACCATCACCCGCTCGGTCAAAATCAGCAACAACGGTAAGCCGGGACTCGCTGAAGAAAGCGCCGCGGCGGTGATTAATGTCACTGGCGTAACCCTGGATAAATCGACCGCCACCGTTGCCGTTGCTGCCACCACTACGCTGAATGTCACCGTGGCGCCAGCCAGCGCCAGCGATAAATCGTTCCGGGCCACCACCACGGATGCCGGGATCGTGACGGTATCTGTGGCTGATGCGGTGCTGACGGTCACCGGCATTGCAGCCGGTTCGGCTGATATTATTGTGATGACCAACGACGGGCTGTTTGTTGCGACCTGCAGCGTCACCGTTTCCTGATAATCGGGGCTTCGGCCCCGCCACCTGGAGTATCCCATGTTTTTAAAAACAGAACCGTTCGAGCGCAACGGCGTGACCGTCACGCTCTATGAACTGTCGGCGTTGCAGCGTATTGAGCATCTTGAACACCTGAAAGCGCTGGAAACAGTCACCGATGCAGACATGCAGGCGGCGCTGAATATGACGATTACCTCCGGCGCGCTGCTGGTGGCCATGTCGTTATGGCATGCGCATCCCCTGAAAGGAACGCGCAACACACCAAAAGAAGATGTTGAGCAGATCCAGAAGGAGGTGATGATGACCTGGCCGCTGGAGATTGTTGCCGAAGCGGAGTACCGCGTGAAACTGCTGTCCGGCATGGTGCCGCCACCGGAAGCGACACCGTCACAGGATGATGCAGTGACCGAGCCGGTCAGTCTGGAAAAGTCCTCGCCAGTGAGCTGACCTTCGTCCTGAAACTGGCGCGTGAATTTCGCCGGCCGGACTGGCGCGCCATGCTTGCTGGTATGTCGTCAACGGAATACGCCGACTGGCGAACGTTCTACCAGGACAACTTTTTTAATGATGTGCAGATGGATGCGCATTTTTCCTCGCTGATGCATATCGTCATCACCGCACTTGACCCCAAAACCACATCAACCCCTGCCAGCTTCAGCCTGCTGTCACCTTCAGCGGAGGATATTACCGACGATGAACCCGGTGATGATGTGCTGATGGCAAAGGCCGAGGGCATTTCAGGAGGCGTTCGCTATGGCCCAGACGGCAGTGGGTGACCTGGTCGTTAACCTTGACGTTAACTCGTCGAAGTTCAACGAACAGATGGAATACGTTAAACGGCAGTTTAAGCAGACCGGCGATGCGGCGAATGATTCCGCGCTGAAGGTTCAGCAGTCGTTTACCCGCCATGAACTGGCAGCAAAAAAAGCGGGTTTGTCCGTTGGGCAGTACAGCAATGCTATGCGCATGCTGCCTGCACAGTTTACGGATATTGCCACCCAGCTGGCCGGTGGTCAGAGCCCATGGCTCATTCTGCTGCAGCAGGGTGGTCAGGTGAAAGACTCGTTCGGCGGCATCATTCCGACCTTCCGCACGCTGCTGGGCTCAATATCGCCGGTTATGGTCGGTGTCGGTGCGCTGGCAACCGCTACCGGGGCAATGGTTTATGCCTGGTATCAGGGCTCGGCCACGCTGTCCGACTTCAATAAAACACTGGTCCTTTCCGGTAATAGTGCCGGACTGACCTCAAACCGTATGCTGGTGCTGGCGAGGTCAGGCGAGCAGGCTGGGCTGACGTTTAACCAGACCAGCAGCGCACTCACCGAGCTGGTTAACGCTGGCGTGCGCGCCGGTGCCCGGTTCGATGACATGAGTCAGGCGGTGGCGAAGTTCACCGAGGCGTCGGGTGTGCCTGTCGATAAAGTGGCGGCCGCGTTCGGGAAACTGACGAACGATCCGACCTCTGGCCTGATTGCTATGGCCCAGCAATTCCACAATGTCACCGCTGAACAGATTGCCTATGTGGCGCAACTGCAACGATCCGGGGATGAGGCGGCGGCGCTGCAGGCGGCTAACGATGCGGCGACGAATGGTTTTCGCGATCAAACAAAGAGCCTGCGCGACAACATGGGCTCGATTTAGTCGGCAGCGGATAGCCTGAAGAGTGCGTTTAAATCCATGTGGGATGCGGCGCTGGATATCGGGCGGCCGGACACGGCGCAGGAAATTGTCTCCAAAGCCGAGGCGGCGTTTAAGCGTGCGGATGAAGTCTGGAATCTCCGCAAGGGCGACCGTTATGTGAATGACGATGCGCGCGCCAGCTACTGGAACGATCGCGAGTCAGCGCGTCTGGCGCTGGAGATGGCCCAGCAGCAGGCCAATGTGGCGAAAGCGACCGAGGACAACGCCGCGAGAGAGGCGGTGGTGGAATCCGATCGCCAGAAGTATGCCGCGCAGGCCCAGTCAAACTATGCGAAGACGCAAAGTGCGCTGGAGAAATACACTGCTCGCCAGAACGAACTGAATAAGGCGCTGAAGGATGGGCGGATCCTCCAGGCGGACTACAACATCAACCTTGAAGCCGCCAAAAAAGAATACGACGACTCGCTGAAGAAACCTAAAAAGCCGTCAGCGGTGAAAACGCCGGCAGGCGTGAAAAGTATCGATACAGCCAGTGCGCAGACGCTGGAGCTGGAAGCGCAGCTACGCACGCTGGAAGAGCATAAGAGCATCACGGATACCATCAGCCAGCAGCGGCAGGAACTGTGGAAACAGCAATCCCGCTTTTCTGTACTGGAAGAGGCCGCTAAAAAGCGCGCGCTGACCGCTGATGAAAAATCGGTGCTGGCGAACAAAGATGAGGTGCTGGCGCGGGCGGAGGTGAATGCCCGGCTTGGCGATCAGATTGTTGCTCAGGAGCGGTTGAACCGCCTGCAGGATAGCTCGCAGAAATACGTTACCCAGATTGGTGAGAAAACCAAAGCGCTGGTGGCGGGTGGCAGCATGAGCAGCCGCGGTGCGCAGCGGCAAAATGAAGAGGCTCAGCTTCGGCAGGGCTGGATGAATGCTGGTGGCACAGATGCGGATCAGGGCTATCAGAATGAGCTGGCAGCATTGAAAAATTACTACGCAGAGCAGGATAAGCTGCGCGATGACTGGAAGGCGGGCGCAAAGTCTGCCTGGGCCGAATACGCCGATGCGGCCGCGGATACCTATGGTTCGATGAAGTCTGTGGCATCGGCGGCATTTGATGGGATAAGTCAGAACATGGCTGATATGTTGTTGACCGGAAAGGCTAACTTTGCTGATTTTACCCGCTCAATGCTATCAATGTTGACGCAAATCCTGATGAAACAGGCCATGGCGGGGTTGGTTAACTCAGCTACATCTGCGCTCGGTTTTGCGGGTGGGGGGTACACCGGTACCGGCGGTAAGTATGAGCCGGCGGGTGTGGTTCACCGCGGGGAGTTTGTCTTTACCCAGGAGGCCACAAACCGGATCGGCGTCGGCAATCTGTACCGCATGATGCGCGGGTACGCGACTGGTGGCCTGGTTGGCGGGAGTGGGGGCGGTGTCGCGTCTCCGCTCGGTGTCAGCGTCTATGCACCGGTGTCCATCACCACGGGGCAAGGGGATTCCGGTCAGCAGAAAGGGAGCGGTGATGCAGTCGGAAAAGCCTATCAGCAGGTGATTGATAGCTCCGTCCGCGCGGGGATTGCGAAAGCCATACAGCCGGGCGGCATGATCTGGAATGCCAATAAACAGAGGTAAGCGATGGCGATTGAACATTTTGGATGGCGGATCAAAGCATCCAGCCAGCCAACGCTGAAGAGCAAGGATAGCGTCCGCACGGCACAGTTTGGCGATGGTTATAAACAGGTGACAGGCGCCGGGCTCAATGATGAAACCCTCAGCTATGAGTATTCATTCACCGGGCAGCCGGAAACGGTCCGGGAAATTCATGCTTTCCTGCGGCGCCACAAAACAAAATCGTTTTCGTTTACCCCTCCCGGCGGTGAGCTCACGTTGTGGCGTGTCGAACCAGACAGCCTGCAGCGTGTCACCAAAAGTAAAACGGTGGAAACCGTTTCTGCCACGTTTGAACAGGCGTTTGCACCATGAGCTTAAACAGTGATTATCAGAAACTCGAGCCGGGCAATGTCGTCCGGCTTTTTGATGTCGATGGCACCGGATTTGGCGTCAGTGATGTACTCCGTTTTCATGCACATAATATTGCGCATACGCCGGAGGAAATTGCCGCCGCCGGCGGGGATGAGGACAAGCTCCCCGCAAAATCTATCTGGTGGCAGGGACTGGAATATAAAGCCTGGCCATGTGAGATAGAAGGGATTGAGACGGCGACTGACGGAACCAGCGCACAGCCGACGCTGTCGGTCGCTAACCTTGATAGTTCTATTACCGCGCTGTGTCTTGCTTACGATGACCTGCTGCAGGCGAAAGTCACTATCCATGACACGCTGGCGCAGTATCTGGATGCGGTCAATTATCCGGAGGGAAACCCGGCGGCGGATCCTCAGCAGGAAAAGCTGAAGGTGTTTTATATCGATGCAAAGGATAGCGAAACGCATGAAGTGGTGGCGTTTAAACTCTCCAGCCCGATGGATCTGCAGGGGCTAATGATCCCCACCCGCCAGCTGCATTCACTTTGTACCTGGTGCATCCGTAACAAGTATCGATCGGGTGATGGTTGCGACTATGCAGGGACCCGCTATTTCGATAAGCACAACAACCCGGTTGATGACCCTTCGCAGGATGAATGCCCCGGCACGCTGACGGCGTGCAAACTGCGTCACGGCGAAAGTAACGAGCTGCCGTTTGGCGGTTTTCCGGGCACTTCCCTTATCAGGAGCTGATATGCGACAGAAGATTATCGATGCCATCATGGCGCATGCCGCCGAAGAATACCCGCGGGAGTGCTGTGGTGTGGTGGTGCAGAAAAGCCGGGTGCAGCGTTACATTCCCTGCCGTAATCTGGCAACGGACCCGACCGAACATTTCCACCTGTCACCGGAGGACTACGCCGCTGCCGAAGCTCTGGGGACGGTTGTCGCCATCGTACACAGTCACCCAGACGCCACAACGCAGCCGAGCGAACTGGATAAGGCACAGTGTGACGCGACGCTGCTGCCCTGGCATATCGCCAGCTGGCCGGAAGGGGATATCCGCACCATTCAGCCGCGCGGCGAGTTACCGCTGCTGGAGCGCCCGTTTGTGCTCGGGCATTTCGATTGCTGGGGGCTGGTGATGAGCTATTTCCGGCAGACGCATGGCGTTGAACTGACGGATTACCGTGTGGATTATCCCTGGTGGGAGGACCAGTACCCGGAGAACTTTTACCGTGATTGCTGGTATGAGTGTGGTTTCCGGGAGTTTAATGGACCGCCGCGCGCCGGCGACATGGTCATCATGCAGGTTCAGGCCAATAAATGGAACCATGCAGGGATCCTGCTTGAAGGCAATATGCTACTGCACCACCTTTACGGCCACCTTAGTCAACGTGTACCCTACGGAGGGTATTGGCAGGAGCGCACAATGAAAATCCTACGTTATAAGAATCTTATAAGATTATGATTCGGTGAATTTTTTTTGTGAGTCTTGTCTGCTTATTACTTTTAAAATTAATGATAAACATAGGGAATATAAATGTTTAAAGGTATCGCAGTATCTCTGTTAGCAGTATTTACTTTGAGTGGTTGCGCCAATCAAGAGGCTATTAAAAAACACACTGCATCTGGTAAACCTGAAGCAGAATATCCAGGTAAAACTAAAGAGCAGGTAAAGGATGCATTAGTTTCTTATTGCAACCAAAAAGGATTGTCAGTATTTGAATCTACAGACTCACTAGTTGTCTGTGGCAAGCAGGCGGATAGCGTATTAGCGCAAATGCTTGTGGGTAATGCATATTCAACCCCATCAATGGCAAAGATTCGATTCACTATAGCTTCGGTAAACAATACTCCGAAAGTATGGAGTGATATGTGGATTGAAAGCCAAATGCCGGGTGGGCAGTTAAATCAGATGCCATCCAAAAACAATACTGACATCAATTCAGTGCAAAATATGCTTGATAATCTTAAGCCGTAATAAAGAAATTAATAAAAAGCCCACCGGATGGTGGGTTTTTTATTTGTGGAGGGGTTAGGATATGGCCTTGATTATACTTGGAGGTGTTCTTGGTAAGACGTTTGGAAAAGAACATGTTCGGTTAATTGATAGGATCGGAGAGATAGGCGTAGCGTTATCAAAAACAATACCCGGATTCGAAAAGTATATGATATCGAGTAAACGTCGAGGTCTTACATACGCTATTTTTAAAGGTAAGAAGAATATCGGAGTTGACGACCTTGGTTTTCCTGTTTCTGATGAAGTCATTCGCATTATTCCTGTCATTATAGGCAGTAAACGTTCTGGATTGTTACAGACTATCTTGGGTGCTGTCATTGTCATTGCATCAGCCGTTGGTAGCTATTTTGCTCCTGGCAACCCAATTTCTGCATTTGGATTTAAGGTTGGTGCAGCAATGATGCTGGGCGGTATTGTGCAGATGCTATCCCCACAACCTGCTGGGCTTGCCAGTAAACAGGATGCAGATAATCAGGCTTCCTACGCCTTTGGTGGTGTGACGAACACCGCCGCCCAGGGTAACCCTGTTCCTCTTGGCTACGGACGACGCCGGATCGGTGGCGCGATTGTATCGGCGGGCATCTACGTCGAAGACAAGCAGTAGCAAACATCATTTCTAATAACCACCTTCGGGTGGTTTTTTATGGGTGAAATATGGCGCCGAAAAAAATCACAGGGCGAAAAGGTGGTGGTTCTAAAAGCCGGACGCCGACGGAGCAACCGGATGATCTCCAGTCAGTCGCAAAGGCAAAATTGCTGGTGGCGCTGGGTGAAGGTGAGTTTGCTGGTGCTTTGACCGGGAAAGACATCTACCTCGACGGGACTCCACTGGAGAACGCCGACGGTTCAACAAACTTTGGCGGTGTGGTCTGGGATTTTCGCCCAGGTACTCAGGCTCAACAATACATCCAGGGGATTCCGGGCTCAGAGAACGAAATCAGCATGGGGGTTGAAATATCCAGCGCCACCGCCTGGACTCGTACCTTCACGAATACGCTGCTTTCTGCTGTGCGTCTGCGCATTAAATGGCCTTCGATTTACAAGCAAGAGGATAATGGCGATTTGGTGGGATACACCATTAACTACGCCATCGATCTGCAGACCGACGGCGGCTCATGGAAAACCGTTCTTGATACTCGGGTATCGGGGAAAACAACGACGGGCTATGAGCGAAGCCACCGTATTGATTTACCGCAGGCTGGCAGCACATGGACTTTACGCCTCCGTAAAACTACGGCGGATGCGAACAGCGCCAAAATAGGCGACACCATGACGCTGCAGAGCTATACGGAAGTGATCGACGCCAAACTACGTTATCCGAATACCGCGTTGCTCTACATCGAGTTTGATTCGAGTCAGTTTAATGGCTCTATTCCGCAAATATCCTGCGAGCCGAAAATGCGCGTGATCCGTGTACCGGACAACTACGACCCGGAAACCAGAAGCTATCTTGGCACCTGGACCGGTGCGTTTAAATGGGCCTGGACGGATAACCCTGCATGGGTGTTTTACGACCTGGTGCTGAGCGACCGTTTCGGCCTGGGTAATCGCCTGACGGCTGCCAACATAGACAAATGGTCACTCTATGAAGTCGCGCAGTATTGCGATCAGATGGTGCCAGATGGTAAGGGCGGCGACGGCACAGAACCGCGTTATACCTGCAATGTCTACGTGCAGGACCGGAACGACGCTTACACCGTGATGCGTGATTTCGCGGCTATTTTCCGGGGCATGACATACTGGGGTGGCGATCAGATTGTGGCGCTGGCCGACATGCCGCGGGATATCGATTTTTCCTACACGCGCGCAAACGTGGTCGACGGGTTGTTTACCTACGCGAGCAGCACCACCAAAACCCGTTACACCACCGCGCTGGTTTCCTGGTCTGACCCTGACAACGCCTACGCCGACGCCATGGAGCCGGTATTCGAACAGCAGCTCGTTGCGCGTTACGGCTTTAATCAGCTGGAAATGACCGCTATTGGCTGCACCAGGCAGTCAGAAGCGAACCGCAAAGGGCGCTGGGGGATCCTCACCAACAACAAGGACCGGGTAGTGACCTTCTCAGTCGGGCTGGACGGAAACATCCCGCAGCCTGGCTACATCATCGCTGTCGCAGATGAGCTGCTTTCCGGCAAGGTCACCGGCGGGCGTATTCGTTCGGTGAATGGCCGGGTTATCGAACTGGACCGGGTTGCTGATACCGCTGCTGGCGACCGTCTGATTCTCAACCTGCCATCTGGTGCGGCGCAGAGCCGAACGATTCAGGCGATAAACGGCAACAAGATTACCGTTACAACGGCATTCAGTGAAACGCCTGAGGCGGAATGCGTGTGGGTTGTCGAATCGGATGAACTCTATGCCCAGCAGTATCGGGTGGTCAGCGTGTCAGACAATAACGACGGCACGTTTACGATCTCCGGTGCGGCTCACGACCCGGATAAATACGCCCGTATCGACACTGGCGCCATCATTGACCAGCGGCCTGTTAGCGTTATTCCCCCGGGTAATCAGTCAGCGCCGGATGATATCGCGATCGGCAGTTATTCGGTTGTGCAGCAGGGGCTCAGTGTTGAAACCATGCGCGTAACCTGGTCCGTTGTGGATAATGCTATCTCCTATGAGGCGCAGTGGCGCCGCAACGACGGTAACTGGGTGAATGTTCCGCGGAGCTCCACCACGAGCTTTGAGGTTGAATCTATCTATGCCGGGCGCTATCTGGTCCGCGTCCGCGCAATTAACGCGGCGGAGATTTCGTCCGGGTGGGGATACTCGGAAGAGGCAACTCTGACCGGCAAAGTAGGCAACCCGCCGAAGCCGGTTGGATTTGCGGCCACGGGTATTAACTGGGGGATTCAGCTTAACTGGGGATTCCCGGCAAATACCGCCGATACACTGAAAACCGAAATTCAGTACACACCAAACAGCGGCCAGTCGGATCCGTTGCTGCTTAGCGATGTGCCTTATCCGTCATCCGAATACACCCAACTCGGCCTGAAAGCGGGGCAGGAGTTCTGGTACCGCGCGCAGCTGGTCGATAAAACCGGGAACGAGTCGGGCTGGACTGATTGGATACGCGGCCTGTCGAACGACAACGCCGATGATTACCTGGGCGATATCGCCGGCGATTTCCTGACTTCGAAAGACGGTGATGCGCTGACGAGCCAGATTGATCAGAACATAGAGGGGATTCTGCAGGCCGCTCTGGGGGTAAATGCCACCATCGATCACCAGTGGGCGCAGTATGGGACTGTCCGCGCTGATATTCTGATAGTGAAAACAACGATTGCCGATGTTTATAAGGCGATGGCCGAATTGTCTACCACCGTTCAGGCGCAAATCGAAGATGTAACAGCCACGCTGGAAGATAAGCTGACGGCGACCGTTGATGCTGATGGTGCCACTGCTATTCATACCCTTAAAGCGGGGATCAGGATTAATGGCGTGTACTACAGTGCCGGGATGAGCATAGCGGTACTGGCTGAAAACGGTAAGCCTGTTGTCACCCGTATTGGATTCAATGCGAACCAGTTTGTTCTGATGAGCGGCGCTGATGATGCTCAATATTCACCGTTTGCGGTAATCAATGGGCAGGTATTCATTAGTGATGCGTTTATCCAGTATGGGCAAATAACACTGGCAAAAATTGGAGAACTTCGATCTTCAAATTATGTTCAGGGTAAAACCGGCACTATCATGAAAGCCGATGGCACATTTGAAATTAACGGCGGTGTGGAGGGTGAGGGGGCAATGAAAATCACCAATGCAACGCAGAGCGTGAAGGATGGTAATAATGTTCTTCGTGTGCAGATTGGGAAAATAACAGGGGTATTCTGATGACATGGGGTGTTCAGACATGGAATGCTAATGGTGTACCGAATAACTATGGGATTAAACCTGTTTCAGTAAATAGTACTCAGTTATTAGCAGCGGGACAAAAAAGCGGGACATGGTCAGTTAATATCCCTTCAGGGCTGCGACTGAATTTTTATCATGTAATAAACCACAGCGATACAGCCAGTGCCGGGCTGGGGACCGGCAGGCGTCGTATTATCGTATCGGGTAATACGGTGACCGTCTCAGCGGCTGGGGATACTGAATATGCGGCAGATACTTTCCCGGCCTCGCGTGCGTTTTTAATATTCACGATTGAGAGATAATCATGTCCTACGGCGTATTATTAGCAACGGCATCCGGTGAGGTGTGGGTAACACCTGAAAGCACGCCGCTGGCGCTGTATGCCAAACAGAGTGTGGTGGTAAGCAATCCCTCGGCGGCGACAATAATAACGCAGGCATACGACGTTAATCGTCCTATCGTCCCATTCGTTTACACGACAGGGCGCGGCGCGCTATGGATGAATACCGAGAACGGCGTGTGTACGGTATCCATCCGAAATGCCCCGGCTGGCACTGTGATGGAGGTCTATTTCTTCTCTATCTTTCCGCAACCACTACCTGCCTATGGCATCGCAATATGGGATGCAGGTGGAACGTGTATTTTAACCAATGAAACACGAACGCTGGCTGATTTAGCGCGTATTGGTGGGAGTGGGGCCGCGGGAGATAACGGCATCAATACCAATGCGTGGCTATCAGGGAAATGGGGCGTGATCCCGGAGTATCTGGGAATTGCGGTAGGCGTGATAAACGACCCCCTACCTCGCCCGTGGCAGTCAAACATTCGGGTTGTTGCCAGCGCTGAGAATGGCGGTACCCGGATTGCTGCTTTTGGTGATGGCGGGACACCGACAGGGATTAGTAACCTTGGCTATACGAATGGGCATTCAAACGTTATTGTTACTCAAGTCGGCTTGTATGATTAATTGATCGTTTTAAACGATCAATTACAGTTAAACGATCTATCAAATCAATTATCTATTTATGCCACACGTTGATATTTTCATATTAATTAACACGCACAGGTGATTAACATGAAATATTTAGTGTTTATTATTTCTCTGTTCTTTATATCGGCATGTACTGGCGGCCTTAAAAAAGAACAACCAGTTTGTACCGCCACAGCCCTAATTGGTGGGCAGGAAGCATCCGTAAATATCTACAGCGTCCGGAAGGTTACCGGGCAGACTCAGTATAAAGCAGGATATCCATTTAACTGGCAATGGGTTGGAAAAAATAACTTTATCCGCGACACCTGCCGCTAGATTCCGGTCATCATCAAATTCACTAACCCCGCTCCGGCGGGGTTTTTTATTGTCAAAAATTCAGGAGCCACTATGTCAGCAGGCACTTTAACCCTGGCGAATAATTCCGATGTGGTAGCAGGGATTGATACATCTTTTACTGCCGATCTCTCTGTTGGTGATTTTATCGTTGTAACGACTGGCGGGGTGACCTATACGCTGCCTGTGAAAACGATTGAGAGTGATACCGCACTGACGCTTGCCCGAAAATACAACGGCCCGGCAGTAGCCGCCGGCGCATGGACGGCGATGCCGCGGGATACCCTGAACCGCATCAGTGCGCAGACTGCCGCAGATGCATCGTATTTAGTTCGACAGCGCGTTTTAGAAGTTGATAACTGGTATCAGCTGCTGGAGGTCAACGGCGATGTAACCATTAAAATGGCCGACGGTTCGAGCTACACAGGCCCATCCTGGCTCAAGCTGATTGATGTCATGAAAGAGATGCAGATTGACGTGCTCATCCCTATAGCGGAGCAAATTCGCGCGGATGCTCAGCAGGTGGCCGACGATAAGCCCGTCATCCTTCAGGCCAAAGACGATGCCGAGGCCGCTGCCGTCGCTGCCGCATCATCCGAAAGCAATGCGGCTACATCAGAAAATAATGCAGCAGCGTCTAAAGATACAGCTGCACAAAAGGCTGAAGATGCTGCTGAGTCAGCCCGGCAGGCGGCAGAGTCAAACCCACTTCTGGCGCTGCAAAAGAGCCTGAATCTGTCCGACCTTGCCAACCGCGCAGCGGCCTGGCTTAATGTTCGTCCGATCGGGGCAACACCTTTAGCTGCCGATGCCGTCAATGATTACGATGCGCCAACATGGCGACAGGTCAGAAACCTTATCGAGAGCGGCACTACCGGTCCGACGATGAACGGCGTGATGAACTATCATGTCGGCGAGGCTGTGTCGTGGGAGACTCGCGCTTACTACCCGCCTAACTGCCTGCCGCGTGATGGGCAAATTGTTAACCGCGCTGACTGGCCTGAATTATGGGCTTGGGCACAGAAGACAACACCAATTACCGATGCGGCCTGGTTGGCAGATGTGACAAAGCGTGGCTCATATTCAACTGGTGATGGGTCCACTACTTTCCGTCTGCCAGACTGGAACGGTGTGCAGTCTGGTTCAATCCCCGGAGTGTTCTTCCGTGGTGGTGTAGGTGCAGCAGATATGGCTCTTGCATTAAACGCCGCACCAGATGCTGTGGGCACATTCGCAAGTGATATGGCTGGCGCTGTCTGGTTATCCGCGGCAATAGGTACGGGGTTATTTAAACCCACATCAAATCAGGTAAATAACATATTCCATCCGCTATCCGGTTACGACAAGTACTCTGGTAATGGGGCATGGGAATTCAAACTGTCCTACGGTCACGCTGCATATGGGCGTAACAATACTGGCGAGGTCGTACCTAACAAAGTCTCTGGCGTTTGGCTTGTTCGCGCGTCCGGCGGGTTTGTTGCGGCTAATACGTCGTGGTCTGTGGTCAACGCTGATACAGCTGCGCCAGCGAATGGGACAACGGTAAAGGGTGGGAAAGTAAGGTCGGCTTATAGGGTTGGCACATCTGAATATGCAGCCGCAGAGTTACAAACGTCTGTTGTAACAAGCAGCGCAGGAGCTCGCACGGTATCCGCCGAAGTGGTAGTAACTGACTCAACCAGCGGAACAGCGGTAAGCAAGACAATAAAACTTGGTACGGTTGATGGCCTTACTGGCGGGCTGATATCCGGTAACATTGAAGCTAGCGGGTTTGCAAAGGTTAATCTTTACCACGTAGGCGCGCAGCTCAGAGCGACTATGTTGGGGGAAGGTCGAAATGTTGGTCTATGGAATGAATATCAGGAAGGTGGCATAGGTAACGCTATTCTTGAGTATATCGATCCGGCAATAGGCCGCCGTTGGTTATTCCAGGCTACAGGAAACGCTGTATCGCCGGGGGCATGGACCCCAAACTCGGATTCACGGCTGAAGACCAATACAAAGTTGATTGAAAACCCGCTTGACCGAATGCGGAAGATGGGCGGCTATACGTGGACGCGTCTTGATTCTGGGCAGTGGGGCATTGGCTTTATCGCGCAGGAAGTGCAGGATGTATTCCCCGAAGCGGTATCAGTAAGTGGTGACCGGGAGCTAGAAGATGGCACCGTGGTTAAAGATGTGTTGTCACCAGATACTTATGGCGTAGCCGCAGCGTTGCACCACGAAAGCATTCTGCAATTGATGGATATTGTGAAAGATGCAATAACGACGATTGCTGGTGTAACTACTGATGAGGGGGCCAAAACAGCCCTTGAGGAGCTGGCTGAACGGATACCCGTATCAGACATACCGTAAACGGAAAACTAAAATATGTAGTGGGCAGAAGGTAACTGATTGAGTTAATGTATTTTATAGTCCGCTCCGTATATAAGAAATTTCAGAATGAGTCAACTTACTACCGAACAAGTCGCGCTAATAAATTGTAGGTTAAAAGACATTAGTGACACATGGGCCGATCTGTGGGTCTTTCTTCATCTTGTTCCCGTTGGAGTTAGCAGAGCTATTAATGTACGGCACAGCAGCTTTGACGGGAAATCGCTCACCATGGAGAAACGAGGTAAATTTAAAGAGATTGAGATTTTAGTATCACCTCTCGTTTGTGAGCTAATACGGGAGCGAAAGAAAAGATACCCTGAGGATATCTATATTTTTCAGAGCCACTCTAACCGGGTAAAGTTTCTGGCTAAGCCTGTAACAGTTATTGCGTTCAACCAGGCATTGAAAATCGCATCCAAAGGTATCACGGAACAAATAGTGAGCAGCAAAAGCGCTCGACTATAGATATAGATGCTACTGGAAGGTGAGCGCCTAATTGTTGGTATATTATCTGGGGAAAAGTGGCTAAGTTATTGAAGGAAATAGGCATTAAGTACCCAATATATACCACTTATAAAAGCTAACTTATTGATTTGTTGTGTATTATCTCCGGTCTTGAAAACCGGCGACCCGAAAGGGTTCTAGAGTTCGAATCTCTACGCTTCCGCCAAACATGAAACCCGAGCAACTATGTTGCTCGGGTTTTTTCATTTCTGACGTTCACCCGCTGTTTCGCGCTATCTGCATTAACCCCTTTTGCTATGTTCTGAAAGACCGTGGAATACTTTCCCTTCGCTGCTCAACTTTCTGCGCTTGCCGTTTAATCGCTGTGCGTTTATCTGCTCTTTCCATATTGGGGAACTAATGGTGAGAATCTGATGCTAAGCGCTGAAGATTTTTGATGAAGGAAAGATGAATTCATAAAGTGAATTTACACCCTTACTCAAAAGGCAAGGGTGTAAGTCTGCCCCCACCGGGGTGAGGCATTTGCCGGAAGAAAATAAAAGGGGGATATTTTCTTGGCTGTCAGTGCGTGGCGACTATTTTTTGAGTTCGCTTTTGACGGCGCCCTTAATCTCTTGCAGCGTGCTTTGCGGATGTTTTTTGCAAATCTCTAGCGTGAGTGGCACCGCCGTGGTTTCGGTCTCATTGAAATCGACGAAATCGCCACCTTTAAAATCGACATCTTTATTGAGCATCCAGAACGCCACCGGCGCCATGGTTTGTGGGTTTAGATCGATAAACTCCTGGCAGCTCATATTTCTCGGCGTGACTTCTTTGGCCACGGCACTGACCCCAGCGGTGGCCAGTAATGCGCTGGCGAAAATTCCGACGGTAGACAGTGTAAATTTGTTAATCATAATAAACTCCTTAATACCTATTGAGTGACGGATATAACCGGCAATGCGTGATATGTCGGATAACGAGATAATACAGCGCCAAAAAACAAAACGCGGATTGGCAACCGAAAATAGCCATTAGTGGTATTTTTTGACGCTCATTGTGTTATTTCTGCTTATTTAAGGTGTACGGTTTGCTTATTACCCGCTAAGCCTTATCCACCGGTGCATCTAACGGATAGGGATTTTTATGAATGCGATTGTAGTTCAGCGCATAGAACGCAGTAATCACCATCAGGGTCACGAATGACCACATCACCTCTTTTGCACCGGAGCCCACCACGGCCCAAATGCAGTAAATAAAAGCAATAAAGGTGATGAAGAGATACAGCGGGCGAGCTTTCCCAAAGTGGCCGTGACCCAGCAGCAGCAGCGCTGCACAGGTATACAGATACGGTACAAGGGTGAAAATAACCGAGACTGAAGAGACCAGCCCGAACTCTTTTGCCGCATTCGGGGAAATGCTGCTGAACTGGAAAATAGTCATCAATACGCCCACGATAAGTAGCCCCGCAACCGGGGTGCCCGCCTGATTCACGCGTGAGAAAATAGGAGGGAACAGGCCGTCATCGGCGGCAGCTTTCGCAGTTTGGCCAGCCAGCAGTGTCCAGCCGCCGAGAGAACCAAGACAACCCGCTGCGGCGCAAAATGAGACGATGGCCCCGGCGGTATTGCCTAGCGCCAGGCGTGCGGCGTCGCCAAAAGGTGAAGCGGACAAGCGCAGTGCGGCATTTGGGATCATCCCCATGATTGCGGTGGTTGATAGCACATAGCAAACGGCAGCGATCAGGACTCCGCCAATTGTGGCAATCGGAACGTTACGTTTTGGATTTTTCACCACGCCTGCCGCAACCGAGGCGCTTTCGACACCAATAAAGGACCATAACGTCACGCTGAGGGTGCTTTGGATCGCGCCAAACGTGCTGAGTCCACTGACGTTCCAGGCGGACATGTAGGTTTCACCCTTAAACCAGAACCAGCCAAAGAGCGCAATCCCGACGATAGGGAGCAGCGCAAGCACGGTGGCGATAGCCTGTACTCGGGTGATCATTTGCGGGCCGACGATATTTAACAGAACAAAGACCCACAGCACGGCTACGCAAGTGAGGGTCAACACCATGGGATCTTTGAGGATAGGGAAGAAGTAGCTGAGATAGCCAACGCCAATTACCACCATGGCAATATTTCCCACCCAACAGGCGAGCCAATACAGGACGTTTGTCTGGTAACCGAGAAAAGGGCCAAAACAGCGGCGGGCATAGGCGTATGAACCGCCGGGACTGGAATCTAAGGACGACATCTTGGCATACACCATGGACAGCGCTAGCGCGCCAATAATGGTGACAAGCCATCCGTAGATAGCAATCCCGCCGGTTGCCGCCAGGTTGGCAGGCAACAGAAAAACCCCCGAGCCCATAATATTCCCGGAAACCATCAAGGTGACAGGAATTAGACCTACTTTGTTCGCATCTGCGTCGGTCGACAT